CATTATTAGAGCAAGCATATTCAGGTATTACTGATGATACTATATTAGATCCTGAATCAATTTATTTTACACTTGTTTATGACGCCGGATATCCAGCAGATGTTAAAACTGCTATAAGCACTTTATGTCAAACGAGACGTGACTGTGTTGGTATTTTAGATAACGGTGATAATGCAACAGTAAACGCTGCATTAGCTACTAGAAATAATACTAATACATTTAATAATTATTTTGTTTCTCTTTATGAACCATTCAATAAAGTATCAGATCCATTTACAGGGGCAGACGTTTGGTTTTCTCCAGTATATCATATGTCATATTTATTACCAAGAAATGATAATGTTGCTGAATTGTGGTTTGCTGCTGCAGGATTCAATAGAGGTGCAATTGATTCAATTAAAGAAATGAGATACAACCCTAGATTGGGTCAACGAGATCAAATGTACTTAAAGCAATTAAATCCAATTGTTAAATTTGCTCAAGGACATGTAGTGTGGGGGCAGTTAACTAGTCAGGCTAAAGCTTCAGCACTTCAAGATCTAAATATTGTAAGACTTGTTTTATATGCTAAAAGAGCTTTAGAACAATTTTGTAGATTTTTTGTTTTCGAACAAAATGATGAAATTACATGGGGTCAAGTTGCAGGTAGTATTGTTGATTTCCTAGAAGTGATTAAACAAAATAGAGGATTAGATTCATATGAGGTAGATGTGGGTGCAACCGAATACGAAAGAAAAACAAAGATATTTCATGTTGACGTTACTTTACAACCTACACGAGTTGTAGAAAAAATTGAACTAAACTTCTTCATTAAATAAGCAAAAAAATAACGGGGAAACATTTACTTAATTTCCCCGTTATTTTTCCGTCATTTTACCAACTGAAGTAAAGCTTCATCTGACATCCCATACTCGTCTAACTCAACCATTCTTTTTAATGCCTTTCCATAATTTTTCAATTGATTTACTAGATATAAATTAAAACATATAAACGTGGTCATATATACCTCTTTATCATTATACATAAAAGTATTTGGATTAAAGTGATGATCAATGCGGGTTTCAATACATAATCCCAGATCAGTTATCACTTGGTTGATTTTGTCAAATGTATGATGGTGAATTAAAGCATCTGGGAGGACAGTTAATGGAGTAGTCTTAATTGATTCCATAACCATTCTAAGATATTCAATGTTACAATGTCTAAATTCATCATCAAAAAATCCAGAAGCTTCTCTTATTGAAAGAACATTATCCAGTTCAAAAGTTAATGGTAATGCTACGAACATTAAAGTTAACATTTTTTTTTATCCTTTATATTTTTGTATTTAGATGTTAATTTTGATATACACTGAACTCCTTCGGTAATCAATATAAGTTCTTCACCACAATCAATACATTTTATTACAAACCTATGATATTTAATTGGTTCTTTTTTAATATTTTTTCTTTTTAATATATTAAACATATTATCTCCTTACTAGTGATAACTGAATTGTATATGAGGTAAATTTTTAAAAGTATTTCCATGTTCAATCATACTCTCAAATGAACTATTTTCATCACAATAAACAAGGCGATAAATATAACCTTCCCCATACTTTGTTAATAAAAATTTAATATATTCTTTAGCTTCTTGAAATCTAATGTCATATTGATAGTTCATCCACTTTTTAGCTTCTCCAGAAATTTTATGTATATCATACATATCACCAGTCCACCCTTCTTCAAGTTCCTCACTAGATTTAAATAAAAGCTTTTTATCAATTACAATATCCTCAAAGAGATGCCCCTCTTCTAGATCAGTTAAGTATACTACATGAGCATCTTTAGCTGACAGTAAGGTAGGCATTTGATGTAAATCATCTTTTAAAACTCGGTGACAAACATCAACTCTATTTATATGTTGAAACACATCATCAAATTCTAAAACTCTTTTTGGAAACATAACAATAAATGATGATGAAGAACTGTTGGTGACAAAATCTGTTTTTATTTTCATCTAGAATCCAGCTGGACATGTGTATGGATTTTTCTTTAAGATTTTTCTAAATCTTTCAAATTCAGGTGCATTATTCCAAACTTTAAAGATAGACTTTTTCTTTAAAGAAACACCACATTTTTTATGGTCTGCAAAACTACATGGAATTAGATGCATACTTGGAGAAATATATACAGACATTCTAGAACTTTCACATGAGTCAACAGACATCTTCTGTAGATCATTCATTTCTACATATTGAAGAACATGATTTACAAGGCAAGAATCCATACCAACCTTCATTTTACAAGAAGATTCTATAATCCTTTCTGAAAAAGTTTTTAACTGATATGGGGTTGGGGTAAAATCAATGAGATCCAACGCCTGACCTTGTGGTTTAAACAATAGAAATACTATAGCATTCAACTTATTTATGTCAAACAATGTTGATTGATTTCCATTTGTTCTCCATGGATTGTATCCAAAAATAATTTTTATAGCGTCTTCGTATGTATGTCTGGTTAATATAAAATGAATATTAGTTTTAATTTTGGCATTAGTTAATCTTTGTAAAGCTGAATATGAATAATCTTTTCTATAATCTGACACTGCTACAGCACCCGCATATTTTTTGGATATTTCAATATGTTCATCTGTTAATCCATTTCCACTTGTAGTGTAGTTTGGAACAACATTATTTTCCCGACAATATTCAAGAATCTCTTTAAAGTTTTCATGAAGATTGGGGTCACCTCTTCCACCCAGAGCTACTTGGTTTACATGGTATTTTGCTTCATCTATTATTTTTTTGAAATTGTCAAGGGTCATGTTATCTTCATATTCACGACCCTGGTAACAAATTTCACAATTGTTTATACAATGTCCCATGATTCCAACATCTAACATAGATGGAAATTCCAACTGAAAGGGGTCTGGATGCCCGTTGATGCCTCTTAAGACTTCAATCCCAGTGTTGGTGTTAAACAAAAGTTCGTATTCATCATTAGAGAATTGTTTGTCAAATTCTCCAACCATAAAAGTATTATCTGACATTTTCAATAATTTCTTCATCTTTGATTTTGTTTTCCTCTTCACTAATAACCTCCAATCTTTTAAGAATGTCAAATTCATATATAGATCTTAAAGCAAATACTAATAACATAACCATAAGAGCAGAGACTTTACCAAAGCCAAGTGTAAAAATAAATATCGCTATTAATATCATATCTCCAAAATTTGATCTTTTATAATCAAAATTTGTCTTATAAATAAATTTTAAGAGTTTTGTTACTAAAATTTTTTTGTTCATGTTGTTGTTTTCTCCTTTATTTGTTTTATATGTTGTTCAATAATTTTAATACATAAATCATCAACTTTTATTAATTGAGGTTTTTTTGGAAGAATACTATTTTTATATATTTCTTCTAGTTCATCATTTACTTTGTCAAATTTTTCCATGAGTTGTTCAAAAGAATATAACCCATTTTTAATAGCTAATAAATGTTCTCTATCTGGTCTTGGTAAAGTAATTTTTCCGGTTGTTAATAATTCCTGGCATTCTTCCACCAGACGATAAAGATGCATTGCATGTTTTGTATCATAATTAAACTTTGCTTCTAGTTTTGCTCTAGCAGGATTCCTATTTTTTAACCAATTTTGATATTGAGTCCAATGTATAAGAGCGGATGAATATGCTTTTTCTCTTTCAAGGGCATACATTATATTATCACTTAAAGGAACAATTGTACCAATTGCTTTAAAATCAAGTTTACTTGTATTTTCAATAATGGCTTTATAGTTATGAACTTCTTCCATTTCAAGAAGACTATCTTTTAACTCATGATATGTACCAATTTGTTTTAAGTAATTTGCAATGATTTCATTAAATGCTCCAATCTTATCTCTGGATAAAAGAGATTTATGAGGGGGTAAATCAAAATCTTTTCTTTCAGGTTTTTTCTTTGGAGGAGTTAATAACCAAGATCTATGGTTTTTAATTTTTTTCATTTGTGAAAATGCATAACCTGTAAAAGTATGTTTAGCTTTACTTGATATAAATAAATCTTTATTTTCAATAATTATATCCCATTCTTTAGATGAAATTATCATCTGTGAAGATGGAATAAAAAAATATTCAATAATATTCGGATTACATTTTAAAGCAAGTTTAAAAAAATGTTTGATATTATAATATTCTGTATCAGTTACTTTATCTGAAAATCTTTCAGCTTGTCTGGCAAACCCTAGCACATTTTCTCTGGGTGGAAGGAATACCCCTCTTGTATCTATATCTGAATCAGGGGTATTCGTTCCATAGAGATTACTGCCAGTTATAAATGCTGATATTAGTTTACTTCCTTTTGGCAGTTTAATCGACACTTATTATATTCCTCCTCTCCATAAAATCTGTTATTATTTTTGTTAAATTATCTTTATTGTTTAAATTAGGATCATCTAATATACTCTCCAATAAAAGATTTTTTAATTGACCTATTTGTGGTCCTGGTTTTAATCCTGTTATTTCCATAATATCTTTTCCATTAATAGCCAATTCATCAAATCTATTTTCACTTCTAGGTTCTAAAGCTTTCTTGATTCTTTCAAAATCTGCTCTAATGGTTTGATATGGATATGGCCCTTTTATAATATTAGCTTTTGTGTCTGCAAGTTTTAATCTATACAGATCCATTAAATCAATATCATGCTCACCCAATTTATGAGCAAGTTTTCTTATTGATTTCTCAGATGAAAAAGTATTCATATGAAGTCTAACAAGAGTTGTAATATATTCAATCTCTTTACTTGAAAAAGTTAAATGTTTTAATTCCTCTAAAAGCAAATATTTGCCATCAACGTCATGAGAAGTAAATTTAACATCTTTAGTTTTTACATTATATTGACATGCTGGAGGTTTCCCAACATCATGTAAATATGTAGCTAACTTTATTAATGGATACTTTGATGATATGTTATCACCAGCCAATAGAGAGTGTGTAATAATTGACTCTCTATGATGTATTCCATGAACATCAAAATAATAACAGCAATCCAATGATGGAAAGATATATTGTAAAACATCAATCTCATGCAACGCATTAAAGAATACACTTGCATATCGAGCTTTCATTGCTTTCAAAACTTCGATTCGGATTCTTTCTGGAGCAACGTAATCCTGAACCAAATGAGCCATTTCTTTTAATGCCTTTTTTGTTTCCGGATCAAATATTCCGTCAATAACTGCTAAGAACCTACATGCTCTTACGATTCTATTCGGGTCTTCATATATTCGATCTTTTGCATTCCCAACAAATTTGATTCTTCTTTTCTTGAGATCATTTAATCCTTTATATGGATCAAGAATATCTCCAGTAAATTGACATAATGCCAGTGAGTTAATGGTTAGATCTCTTCTTGCTAAATCCTCAAGAATATTTTTTGCTTGTACAACTTGAACATCTTTATCATTTAACCCTTTATATACATCTTTTCTAAATGTAGCTACTTCAATTCCGTCAACAAAAATAACTTTAAAATAGGTTCCTCCGGTTGCTATTTTATGTCCTTTAAATAATTTCTCAATTTGTTCTGAGGTTGCTGAAGTTGCAATATCTATATCTGCTGGATTTTTTCCATCTAATAAATCTCTAACAGCACCACCCACGATATAGGTATCGTATCCGAAATCACATAATCTATTTATAATATAAGTCGCTGTAGCTTTCATGTAAATTATTCTCCTTTAAGTTTCCAGACATTCATAACGTCTTGCATAAAAAATGTATGTACTCCAACTCCTTCTGATGTTACTGCTATAGTTCGTATTATCCACCCACCGTAAACTCTCAATCTACTTGTATCATCATCTATTTTCTCAAATTTTTTAGAATATTCAATAGCCATTTTTATCTCCTTTATTATAAGTTTAAAAAATCCTTTTCATTTATTAATATATATAGAAATAACTTTCTTAATGAAACCAACCTTCTTAAAAATATAGAACAAAATATAAATTGGAGAATAAATTAATATGAATATAATTAACTCTTTTTTAGAAAAATTACACACTGATGAATCAATGTTCTCAATGGATAATTATGCAACTGACGAAGAAGAAGATGAAAAAATTATATCAGAACAGAAAAATGGATCTGATAAAAAAAGAATAATGATAGATTTAGATGGAACTATTCATAAATATTCTAAAGGATGGAATGGTGGAGATATATATGATCCCCCTTTTGAAGGCTCTATAGATGCAATTAAATGGTTGAAGAGCCAGGGGTTTGAAATTATAATATTTACAACTAGAGCATCTAAAGCTAATAATGAGGAAATGGGTGGAGATTATTTAGATCAATTAAAGAAAATCAAAGAATGGTTAGATGAATATAATGTTCCATATGATGGAATTACAGCTGATAAGTTATCAGCTGAATTTTATATTGACGATAAAGCTATTCATATCCCAAATGGAAATTGGGATTTTGTAGTTCAGACTATTCAAAAAAGAATGAGCGTGTAATATGCCAAAAAGAGATATTATTCAATAACATATTTTCGGGAGGAAAATTAAAATGGCAATCAAGAATTCTTTTGTTAATGCAACAACCAATCGGTTAAGTCGTAATTTTGGAGGGACAGTTGCAGGTGTGGCTGACCCATATTTAACCGGGTATCATTTTATATACTTTGCAAAACTTCCAGCATCGTTAATTAAATACTCTGGTGGAATTAAGGATGGAGAAATTAAAAGTCTTTTAGCTGGCGCATGTTTATCAGTTACACCACCAGGTGGAACTCTTAACAAGGTAGAATATACTGGATTAGGTGGGATTAAATTTGCTGTGCCTGGTAATATTGATTATGGTAATAGTGTTTCTGTTAAATTTTTAGAGTTTAATAAATTACCAGTGTTTAATATTATGCATGGATGGGTTAAAATGATTAGAGATTATAGAACAGGTGTTTCTAACTTAGTAGAAACAGAAGATGGGATGGGTTATTCAAAATCAACTTATGCAGGGTTGATGTATTATTGGACAACAGCTCCAGATGCAAAAACTGTTGAATATTATGCATGTTATGATGGTCTGTTTCCAACCAAAGACCCTCAAGATTTATTTACAAGTGACGTTGAAACCGTTGGAAGGTTAGATATCGAGATTGAATTCAATGTTGATTATATATGGCATGAAGATTGGGTTAAGAAAAAATGTCAAGATTATGCAGATAATATTTTTGCTATTAAAGCGGGCGTTGTAGAACAGTATGGTAATGCTATTTCATCAGCATCATAAAATAAAAAATTATTAGGAGGATGAGTTATTATGTTTATCACAGAAAATCAAAATATTGCTGAATCAATTTTATTCTTACTTTCAGCACGAGAGTCATTATCTTATATAGTTGAAGGATCTTCAGTTGACCATAAAGACAAACTGAAAAATTTTTTAATGAATGAAGCATCAGATTATGAGATTATGTATATGTTAATGCATGAAGAAATGCCAAATGAGAAATATGATTTTGCTAATGAAGTTAGACTTTTTAGTAAGTTGAAGGAACAAGTCTTAATTAATTATAAGATTTTGAATAAATATATTGGAGAAAGTGTTCAAACATTTGTTAATGAAGTTGACACAGTTAATCCGTATTATTCTTCAGCTGCTCCACTTTTTGAATTTCAACGTGCATCTAAAAATACTTTAAATGAAGTTTTCGATAAAGAAGGTGTTGGGTTGCAAAAAGCAATTGATTGGGTTACAAAAAAACGTGAATTTCAACCAATTGATATTGGCAAGTTACAAAAAACTGTTGCGAATGCTATTGGATCTACAGGAAGGAAAGCTCTTGCTATGCAAAAGAAAGAGGTTGCTATTAATAACCTGATTCGTAAAGGAGTTGATCCCAGTGTAGCTCGAAAACTAGTTACTCACCAAATACCTTATATAAAGAATGTTGGTAGTGCTGGTTATGTTAAAGGTGGAGATGCATTATTAAAACAAGGTACCACGGGTGCTGCCCGAGCAGCTGATCCTGTTGGATTTATAGCAGCTCTTAAATTGAAAGCTCAAGCTGCTGCTCCAGCATTACAAAAAGCAGTAACAAGTCAAGCTGGTATGGCTATAGGTGGGGCTGCTCTTGCAGCATTAGCCTTATATGCTTCAGTTAAACTTTATAAAAGATTTATGAGTAAAGCAGCTAAATCATGCGCTGGACAGTCAGGAAGTGCCAAAACTGTATGTATGAAAAAATATCAACATGGTGCTATAGCTGCTCAAGTAAAAGATTTAGGAGCAGCTATGAATGCTTGTGCTAAATCTAAGTCACCAGAAAAATGTAAAATTCCAATTCAAAAGAAAATTTCAAATTTACAAGTTAAAATGCAAAAAATGAAAGCTCAAATATCAGCATAGAGGATATTATATGATATTAGCAGAGAACTTTAAATTAAAAGAGTCTCTTTTATTTTTATTATCAATGAGAGAGACTCTTTGTTTATTAATAGATGAATCCAATATCTCATATAGAAAAGAATTGAAGTCATTTATAATAAATGAAGCATCTGATTATCAAATAGTGTCTTTAATATTAGATGGTGAACTTCCGTTAAATGAAACTCACCATTTTAATGAACTGGTTTTATTTGAAAGAATAAGAATAGAAGTTAAAGAAAATAAAAATCTTGTTTGTGAAATGTTTGGACTTGATATTTTTGATGATGTTTCTAAAAAAGTTGATTCCGTTAGTCCGAAATTTTCTACAAGGAAACCTTTATTAGAAGTAGATGATGATAATCCATATAGTATAAAGAATATGCTAAAGAATGCTGGAAAACCATCAACTAAAGTCATGCCAAGCAAATATAAAATAGATCCTAAAATAAAAGATATGTTAGATTCTGCTAAAAAAGAAGTAGATAAGCATCACGCTTCTTTTGATTTAAAACCTAAAGCTGATATAAGTAGTGTCTCAAAGACAATTCCAAAGATAATACCACAACAAACAAGATCAATGCCATTAGTGAAAGGAGATGTTAATATAATACCACAACGAATAAAATCAACACCAGCACCTACCCATGATATAGTTAAGAAAACTGTTGGTTTGAGAGCTCAAATTACCAAATCATTTAACGATCTTAAACATCAAGCAACATCAGCTACTAATGCAACAACATCGTTTGTTAAAGCTCATCCAGCTGAAATTGCTGGAGTTATGTTAGCAGTATTAGCTATTTATGCAAGTGTTAAAATATATAAAAGATTTTATAGTCAAGCTGCTAGATCATGTTCTATATATAAGGGACAGAAAAAAACAATTTGTATGAAAAAATTTCAACTTACAGGATATAAAGCACAACTTATGGATTTAAAGAAAGCATCTACTAAATGTGGTTTGACTAAAGATCCTGAAAAATGTGTAAGAACAATAAAGAATAAAATGGATAAAATTAATAAAAAAATAAGTAAGGCTGTTTAGAGGATAATACCGTGATTGGATTAAAAACAATCTGCACAGTTCTTGTGCATGAAAATAAAAATATTTCAAAAAATCAAAAGATAAATATATTGAAATATATTAAAGAAACATCTGATAGTGAAATTGAATCTCTATTTAAACCAGAAATGATAGAACAGATTGTTAAAGAAGATGTTACGGCACAAGCATTGGGAGCTTTATTAGGAGGGCCTTTTTGGGTATTGTGGAGAGCAATAGGAGCTACAATAAGTAAGAAAAGACGCTTATGTGGAACCCTTAGAATTAGTAACCAAAGAACAATGTGTATTCAAAGAGTTGCAATAGATGAGTTAAAGAAAAAGATTAATATGCTTTCTTCAGCTCTTGCTACTTGTAGAAAAACAGAAGATCCTGGTTTATGTAAAGATAGGGTAAATAATGCTATGCAGTCATTGAAAGAAAGACTTGATAAAAAAGAAGAAAAATTTAAATATAAATGGGGAAGTCAAAATAAATAAATAATTAGATTTGAAAAGAAAGGAGATTTATTATGTTTACATCATTTGTTGATTTAAAGTATCCGGAATATGAAGTCATCACGCCTCAAACACATGATTCATATCACACCAAAACACTTAATGTTCAAGAGGAAGAACGATTAAAAGCTAGTTTTTTAACACCATCAAAAATTACAGAACATTTAAATAAATGTATTTATGAATCATTAGTTAAAAAACCTGCTAAGATTAAAAATTATGATGATTTTTTAAGGAATGTTACTTTAAAAGATCGGGATGCTCTTCTATATGGTTTATATCACATTACATATGAAGACATTAGAAATTATGAAATTAAATGTGGTGAATGTGGGAAAAATTATCAGGTATCAGTTAAAGCATCTGAAACCTTTAATTCACAATCTTACCCTGATAAAGATGTATTAAAGAAGAAAGTTGAAGTTACTTTACCTCTTTCAAAAGGCGTCACTGCAACAATTAAACAACCAACAATGTTTGATGAATTATTGGCATTTAAAACATTAGGAATGCAGCCAAATGCAAGTATTGATATTATAACAGAAACACTTGTTATAGATGATTTTAAACAACTTCCGGAAAATGGAGATATAATTGTTTGGAATGAACCCGGAGATATTATTGATGCTTATCTATCACTTCCTTCTAAAGATAAAAGAGCAATACACTCACAATATAGAAATACATTTGGTAAATATGGAATTGCATTAAAGATGAGAAGTGCATGTATTCATTGTGGACAAGAGGAGGACGTGGACCTTGATTTGGTCCAGAACTTTTTTCGTATGGTGTACTCAGTCTAATTTACAAAATAAATTTCGAGAAGAGTTAGAGGAAAATATTTTTGCATGTATGGAAATGAGTCATCAATCATATTATCATGTTTCTTTGATGCCTCTTCAGCGTTTTTATAATTATCTTAAGTGGAAATCAAAACTTGAAGAAGATAGAAGAAAAACTATAGAAGAGCATGTTGGAAATCTAGGAGGTTAATTAAATGGCAAATTTGTTAGATAGATTTAAAAATAGCGTTATTGGATCTGACAATAAGATTCGAGATTATTTGCCAAATATTGAAGCAAAAGGAGATTTTCAATCTACTGTAGATCTTAATGTTATAATTAATTCATGGAGAAACATTTTATTAACTCCACGAAGGAATTATCCATTTGATCCTGAATATGGTAGTGATTTGTATAAAATGGTTTTTGACCCATTAGATGAGGTAACCATTCAAAGAATTGAGGAGGAAATATATAATTCTATTCAAATATATGATAATAGAGCTTTTATTGAAGATGTAGATATAAAATATTTAAAATTTGAAAAGGGAGTTTCCATTGATATATATGTTGATTATAAAGGAGATAAAGGAATCTTATCTATTATATTAAATGAGCAAATATTTTCTGGTCTTCTAACTGCGGAGGGGTAGTTTATTGAGTTTAGATACAATACAAAAATATCAACGAGTGTATGAATATATATCCGATTATCATAGACTTCTGTATGATTTTTATAGTAAGCATGCTGTTTCATTTTTAGTTACATACTATCATCTTAATATTGATGAAACTATTTGGGATGATAATAAATTACTTGGCGGATCTTATGAAGACTTTGGAACATTATCGGGAGTGAAGTATGATAAGATATTATTATTGCCAGTGTATTTTATGGAAGATGTAGCAACTGCTTTTGATGGTCAGGAAATTGGATATGTTAAAGATGGAAATACATCATTAACTATTCCGAGCACTTATGGGTTTGTGCCATATCCTGGAGATATAATAAAATTTGATCAAACATTTTTAAGGCAAACAAATGATACATATCCCCTTTTTAGAATAGAAGGAATTGAAAAATCAGTTAATACTGATTATACATTTTGGAAATTAACAGCCCATAAATATCAAAGTCGTACTACAACAAATATTGAGGAACAACAACTAAATAGAGTTTTAACATTTTTAGATTATGATAAAAAGATCCATTTGTTAGATGATAGTTCATATCTTACTAGATTGCTTGTTAAGAATGAAAGTCTCAGAGCAACTTTAAAAAATTTATATGATGATAACAGTGGACTTTACTTTATTTAATTAAGGAAATATAACATATGACTGATACAAGTTTATCAAATCAAATTTTTCTTTCAAGAAATGAGATAAAGAATCAAATTATAACTTTTTTACAATCCTACCTTGAATTAGAGAATGTTGATTTGGTTAAATCATCATTTCTTTCTTTTCTTATTGAGGTTTTAGCGATTTTAACAAGTAACACTTTATTTTATCAAATATCAACATACAAAGAATTTTTCCTTACCAAAGCTCAATTACCGGAATCTATTTTAAATCTATCCTCATTTTTAGGTTATACTGCAAATGAGGCTACTCCAGCAACAGTAAATATTTTAATCACAATGCCATTTGGTTTTACAGATTCACCTACAGAATTTACAATTCCAGAAGGAGCTGTTTTTAAAAGTTCAGATATAGAATTTAAAACATATTATATAACAACAATTACAGTAACTGATAATTTAACTGTTTCTATTAATATTCAAGAAGGAAACAAAACATATAACTTACCTATTAGCATTGATACTGTTGAAGATAACTTTTCATTTTTATTACCTGTAAAGCAAGTTAAAGTTGATATTCAGGAATTTCAAGTTGATGCTGATTTACAAACTTATCAATTTTATGATCAAGAAGTTGAATTGGATGGTCAAATGTCAAGTTTACTTGTTGAAGTTCAGGAAGCATCTTCTACATCTTGGACTACATATACAAAATTTAATAGTTTATTTTTGATGGATAATAATGATCTAGGTTATGTTTCTTCTAGAAGTGATACTGGTCTTAGAATATCATTTGGTAATGGTCTTAATGGAGTTCAACCTCCACCAGGTGGTAGAATAAGAGTAACCACTAATTTAACAAAAGGATTAGATGGGAATGTAATTGCTGGAGCAATTACAAGCGGAGATAGAATTTATAATACAACTTTAGCAGGAATAACACAACTTGTTAGTTATACTGTTCTTAATATATCAGCAGCAGTTAATGGGGCAGATGAAGAATCATTAGAATCAATAAGATCAAATGCAATTATTAATTTAACAGCTTTAAGTAGAGTTGTTTCTGGAGGTGATTTTACAAATATTGATACTATTATTCAAGATTCAACTCTTGGAGCAAACTCTTTGCCTATATTAAAACGATCGGATCTTAAAGTAAATGAAATTAGTTTATTTACAACATTGTTTTTCAATGGTTCTATTGTACCTACCAGAGATGCCTTTCAAGAATTTACCTCAACATATATTCCAAGGCAAACTATTGTAACTGTCAATGGAACTCAATTTTATACTATTTTTGATATGGCTATTGATCCTTTAAATTCTGTAGCAAATTATGATTATATTTTATTTGAACTTGAACTAATTCCTAGTTTAACTACTACATTTGATACTGATTATGATATGCAAGCAACTAAATTAGTTTCTAAACGAGAAGGTCAAAAAGCTATATATGAACTTACTTATACTTCAACAGAAGTAGATGTTGGAACAACAACCTGTGAAATGGAAATTGTTGAAGTTGGTGCAAAATATTCAATGATTAATGATACAACTGGAGCGTTTGTTTTTGAATTTGCAAATTATGTAATTGTTCCTGCTGGAGAATTAACATATAGATTTCATATTTCAAATTCGTTAGGATTAGTATCTACATATTCAACACAATTTACATTTAGAAAATCTTTAAGAGATTTTACTATGTCGGATGTTGTGGTTCAGGATTCCACTGGATATATTGTATATGATATACCAGTGGTAAAAAAGAGTTATTACGATGGTATTAATCAACGTGATTTTGAATTACAAGTTCTACAAGAATTAATGAATAAAGCTACGTTTGAAGATTATAGAATGTTGACAGATTTTATTAGTTTAAAGTTCGGTAATACAACTGGAAGTATGACTAATATGCAATTAAACACAACTAATAAAACAATTGTATCTATACTTTCAGACCCACCTTCTTTATGCAATACTGGTGACATATATATTGTAGGAAGGGGTACTGGAGCTTGGAATGGATATAATAATTATTTTGCAACCTGTGTAGATTCAACTGCAGGTACATGGTCTTTTCTAGAACCTAATCCAGATCAAATGGTTCTAATTCAAAGTGATAGTAATAAGTATATTTTTTCAGAATCTGGATGGGTTATTCCTAATTATACTATTCCTCTTGAGATTGAGGTTGATGTTTTTAAAGATTCATCTTATAGTGGGTCTCTTGGAGATTTAACAAGTGCTATAAGAAATGCTATATATAGTGCATTTTCCAATAGGTTTGGTATTAACGTTAATATTTTTAGATCTGAAATTATTGATGTTATTCAAGAAGTTACTGGAGTTGAAAGATGTAGAATAGTAAAACCAAAATCTTCTATCTTTTTTGATTATGATATTAACAATTTCACACAAACACAATTATTAGAATTTTCTCCAGAATATATTTATTTTACATCATCAAATATTTCTGTTAGGGTTTTTTAAATTATGCATATACTTTTAAAAGAAGCAAAAGTTGACAAATCAAAATTAAAAAGATTAATTACTCAATTAGCTGCTGGGGAATTATCTAAATTATCAGAACCATGTTATTACTCACCATTAAAGGGACCTTATTTCCAATTATTATCTGCAGCTGGTTTAACTGAAAAACAAGTAAAAAAGTTTATTGAAAGATTTTATAAAGATCATCCAGCAAGAAAATGGAAAACACAAACTGTTGTTCCCACCAATCTACTATTATTTATTATGTATTATTTTTTAAAGGAAAGAGACCAGGCTGGATATTCTATGACGTTGACATATCTTTTAATAAGATACTATTCTAATTTAATGAATAAACATATTAAATATTGTAATCCCAATGTTTTTAGATATACCCTTGAACATCTAACTAAAACACATTTATTTATAAGAGAAAAAACTATTGCCAACGGACTTTATTTTCTATCTAACCAGATTCAATTAAGATGGACTAAATATATAAGGGATTGTGCAGAAGTGAATAGTATTGTTAGATTTATTGGTGAAGCAAGACATAGAGTTGCTCAAAGTGTTAGAAGTTTTGCACAAAATTATTATAAAGCAAGTAAAGAAGGTGGGTCTATTAAAACACAACTTGAACCAACTGAAGATGATGGTATGTTTCAATATAAAGTTTTAGAAAAAGGTAAGAGAGCTATTGAAGAAGTAACGAAGAAGATATGTATATATAAATTTGTAGATAAGAAAGCGATTGAGGATGCTAAGAAATTAACAAAAATAAGATCTTCGATTGCAGTATTAATTTCTAATTCAATTACTGATTTAAAATACAATGAAGATATTAAAATGATATTACATTTATTTATTAAAGATCTTGATAATGTTAATTCTTTATGTGGTTCAGGGTTTGTTAAATATGTTAGAAAATTAATGGCAATCAAGAGAACTAAATCTAATGTATATTTTAAACAACAAATTAATCTTTTATTAGAAAAGGTTTTAAATGATATTAAATATCAAGAATGGTATTCAGGTTTAACAAATCAAACTAGATTTATAGTTAATTCATATTTTGCATTCTATTTAACTATGCTATTACGAAATAATATTTGTTAAATATTTGGATAATCAATCATTAAAGTATCAGCTATATTTTTTTTATCTGGATCAACTCTTGCTTGACGTGAGCCAGTTTCATAATCTGTAGCAGTGCCTGCAAGTTTTGAAGTTGAAGATTTTCTAGTTGTATTTGTTACTGATTCTCCTAAACGATCATAAACTGGTTTCTTTTCACCCTGCATTATTTTAAGATATTTTCTCAATGTTGGTCTTGCTGGGTTTGCACTATGACTTGCAAGCATACTATTATATAAACTTCCAAAATCAATTCTAACATCAACCATTGCCAATCTTTGATTATATGCTATACTTTGTTGATCCCCACCTTTAATAATTGTAATACCGGCAATATATGCAGGATCTAAATCAAAAATTCCAGGTGCTTTAACTTTATGTAAAAGTGGCCAATTATATGATGCCCCATCTTCTGAAATTGGAATTCCTAATAACATAAGTGCAGCAATAGGACCAACTATATATTTATTTGTATCTATTCCACTTTTTGGATTTGGATTATATAAACGTATGGTCATTGTATATGAGGGAGTAAATGAACTTGTTTTCCAAACTTGAGGAAAGTCAATTCTTGCTCCAGCAGCTAAACGATCTACTAAATTTATCCCACTAACTATACTTTTCCCCCCTGACATTCCTTGAAGAGCCCCCATTAAATCTTTTGCCCATCCTCCAGCCATGCCCATACCAGATCCGATAGCTCCAGCGACGCCACCTTTACCTTTTAGTTTCTTTTGAATTTTACCAAAAGATTCAGTTGCAGATCTAGACCCCATGAATTGATTTAGAGCAGCGGCACCTTCTGAAACAACATCTGTCATTTTTTGTAAAAAATTTTCTCCATATTCATTTTGAAATGTATCAGTTGGAAAACTATCAGCTAGAAAAGCAACTTTAAGGGATTTTGTTCCAGTTTCAAAATCAAAACCATGAGAATTTAAAAGACTTTTATATTGAGCCCACGCATCACCTAATGTGTATATATCAAGTCCTGCTTGGAATGACGGAATTGAAGGTCTAATGTCTGCAATTGGCATAGCGTTGAGCATTACAGCATTTGTCCGAGGTTCTAAATTCAAAGGAGGCATTCCTATAATATTTGGTATTTTTATTAAAGCATTGTTTGATTGTTTTGCCATTTATATATCCTCTAATGTTTGATTTAAAAATTTTTATAATTCTGTAATACAGACTATTTTACTAGCTTGCCTGTTGAATGTCTATATTTATAATGACATTTTCATATCATTAATTTATCATGCCTGTTACAATTTTACTATTGTAGTAATCTTTAGCTTGACTTAGAGCTTTTCTACCACCTTGAACTGAAGAAGATGATTGATTTTGTATGCTATTAGCTACACTATTGGATATGTTATTTACAGCTACTACTGATTCTTGTGTGCCTTCTTGAATCATACTACCTACTTTTGTTAATCCTTTTTCAAGATTTTTTGTGTAAGCAGTCATTTCTACTATTTTATCTTTTGCTTGATTTATTGCTAAAGTTGTTCCTTCTACAACTTTACTACCAACTTCTTGTACTTTATCTTTAGCCATCATTCCTTTGTCATATAATGTTGATTCTATAGCTGTAAATTTTCCATGTTTTTTAACATACTCTAAGAATGCTGCTTCTCTTCTAGCTCCATATTTTTCTGGGTTCATCCCGATTAATGCAATTTCACGGAAACCACCTTGATTCAACCATTCACCTCTTAATTGAGTTAAATGGTCTGGATCATATTTCATGTATTCATTCAAATTTTTATTTGCATATTCTACTTGCGCTTTCTGAATTCGTTCACGATTAATGCTCCATCCTCCAACATCTTGGTCTCGTTTCTTCTTAAATGTTCCATATATATCTTTCGTAGTCCTCAATCCTACTTGTCCTTCTCTTCTCTCTGCTCCAGTTTTGCCAGTTCTAGCTTTTTCTAACTGTGTTTTTCGTATTTCATCCATTGATTTTCTGCCTTCTCTGGTTATATCGTCAACATGTTTAAACCACTTTTCTCTGGCGGGAGCAATAAGATATTTATTTATAATAGTTCCTAAACCATAACCCAATGCACCAGCGGCCAAAACTGCAGAAGCTGGACCTAAAAATTTAGCTAACCCAGCCCCTGTTCCTATTTTGGAAAGAAATGGAGCAAGTCTACTAATACCATTTAGACCACCCATTAATCCACCGAACATACTTTTTAATGTGCTCATAAGGAATCCACCAACAGTCATTAATATACTTAGAAAGTTTTTTGATCTCAATCTTCTTTTTACTTTAACTAATGATTCGGTTTGATCCTTATTATATGCTAGCATTTTTTTATCTCGTTTATTATCTACTTGTTTTTCTTTTCGTTCAACTTTACAACAATTTATCATAGTATCATAAAACGTAAGTTCTTTTTTTCCTTTCTGTTCTTCAGCAGTTGCTGATAATCCACCATAAATTCCTTCTAATTTACGAGCGTTTTTTCCTTTCAATGATGGTATATCTCTTTCTTTTGTTAAAAGTTCAGCTAAAGATTCATGACCTTTTCCAATAAGAACTTCGCGAATTACATTTTCAATTCCTTTTGTTCCCTTGTGCCATGCCCACATAAATGGTTTAGTAATTAAATTACTAAGACGCCATATACCAGTTGAAACCCCTTCTAATTTACCGTATGATTTCCCCGTAACAAATGCTGATAAATCTCTTGTTGCTTCAGCAGTAGCTTTGGTATATAGAACAAGATTATCTAATCTCCACATACCTTCACTATACACGAGGCCTATATTTGTTGCTGTTGCGATCATTGGATTTTTATTTCTAGATAGATGAGAGACATATCCACCTCTGGCTTTAAATATTCGATATATCGCTTTAAATGGCATTCCGATAGTTTTATTGATAGTTTTTGCTAAAAATATAATTTGTCTAAACATTGGATGTTCAATAAGCATTTTTTGCCATACTTGACGCCATGTCCCAATTTGAGCTCCAAGTGCATCTTGAATTGCCAATAAAGCTCTTAATTGTCTTTTAGAATCTGGCTCCAAATATTGAGTATTAACTTCCCCCCATGCTCTAATAAAACCTTTTACTAAACCAACTTTTTGTTTTTCTCCATGAACTGAAACAAATGTTCTCATATTTGTCATACTCTTTAACTGTTCTTTTCTATAAATATTAATCATTGATTCAAATGTACCTAATCGGTCATCTACATTTGCTAGAACTTTTTCAATTGGCATTACAACTTCTGCTGGGTGCAATTGAGCGACACCCCCTTTAGAAACGTATCCACCATGTTGCATTTTAGGAATTGGTGTATCAGTTAGACTTTTTTCACTGATCGAACTAATATCAGCTTTCTTACTTTTTCGACTTTTTACTTTGTCTATAATATTACCAAATCCTTCTTTAAACTTTGTAGTAACACTTCCAAGAACATTTCCAAAACCTTCTCTAAGTTTTGCAGCAGCTGTTCTAAACACATCAGTCTCCATAAATTTAGCTGCAAAATATCCAAAGAGCGGAGTGCTTCTTGCCATAGCCATTGCTATAACATTTTTTTTATTAAAACTAATATCTTCTGATACTGCTTTACCATACTGAGAAATCGCATCTTTTGTAGCAGAAGCAGAACTAATAGTTACCTTTTTTATACCTGTACTAAAAGATCCAATGGTTTGACTCAGTTTCTTTAAAACTCCAATCATAGATGATTGTACTTTTTCAATATCCTCTGAATCATCAATCATCTGTTCTGTTTCTTCAATTTCTTGATATACATCTTTTTGCATTCCATCAACTGTTTTATTTACATTACTTATATTTGCAATTCTCTCATCCATAGCATCGTTTGTTTGTGTAATACTACCAGGAGTTTTGTCATTTTTTATTGCCATAAGTTAATCCTCTAATCCATTAATTTAAATGCCTTTCTTATTATTGAAGTAGTTGGTGCCATTTCTGATAACACACATATTACTTCAGATGGGGAATATAATTCTTGAAATACCGTAGTATATTTATTTTTTTTTCCAAAAGTTTGTTCATATGATTTATGTAAAGGTCCGAAAATATGAACATATTTTCTATACACTTTTGCAAACACTGGAAAACTAGCTATTGATATTTTTATAGAAACAATATAATCTGTTAAAACTTTTCTAAACTCTTCCTCATTAAGAGAAGTTATATCTTTCATCTCTTTTTCTAGTAGTCTAAAATAATCAGATAACTCTTTATTAATAACCTTTGGATTATCATCTTCAAATCTAATAATAAAGTTTATTATTTTTTCAGTGTCTACTGGAGATTTTAATTTAAATATTCCTGTGAAGGTATTTTCATAAAATTTCTTTAATACAGGTTTAAATAATGATAAAAATTCTCGTCTAAATCTTCCGGCACATAAATGCATACATTCGTGCATAGTGGTAGATACAATTAGATCATTTGAAGCAGAACCAAATGTATTAATATTATTATCAATTAAAACATATACTCTTTTGTTATGTAAATAATAGAATCCCATAATTGTTTTATTATTTCCGCCAGTCATCTTATGTTTAAATAATCGAAACAAATTTTTACTTAGATAACATGGTGTTATTAAATTATTACCTACCATTTTTTCAATACTAGAATAAATTGGTTCGCCTCTACCTGACTTTGAAAATGAGAATAGAAATGATTTTTTTAATTTTTCGGATGAATATAGTTTCATCCCTTCAATATTAGCAACCTCTTTTAATCCAATTGGGAGCGAAAATAACTCTTGAATATTTTTTTTCATATTTTTAATCCCTACTATACATACTCATTATATCAATAAATCCACCTTGTAGTTCCTCAATATTTTCTTTAACATTTTTCATAATATTTTCATTAGTTAAATCTCGTACATTTGTTAATGACCCGCCCTCAATATTTCCATTTATTATATCTTTAATTTCTTCAGATATACCCACAAATGTGGATCTATCAATTAGGACAGGAGGATCGTATTTTCTAACATAAAAACAACATGCTGCAGATAATGCTATATCATCTTGACACCCAGTATCAGCTTCAATTTTGCCATTCTTTTTTGAGACAAGTCCTGTTAATTCTAAAGCTAACCTTTCTGATTTAACATTTTCAGGAAACTCTGTCATATAAGAATATAAAGCATCAATCATTAATGGTCTTGTTTTTAAGTTATTTGATAATCCAGGAACTGTAACGTTTTCTCCTCTCTTTTCTCTATATAGCATTGAGGAGAATTCGCTTCTTCCTAGATGTTCTACAACTTGATTTCCATATGAATTTGATTCTACAACAATTATACCAGGATATTCTCTGGCTGCAACTTGAACAACTTTAATAAAATCAAGAACTTTACATTTTCCTTGGTATTCCCAAACCTGTTCAAGAGTTTCGTAATCCCAAACCGTGATTGCAGATTTATCCATACCGTGTTCAGGAGCTGTATCGACCCCAATTATATAATATCTATAAGGAATAGGTATTTGAAATCTCCAGATTTCACCATTAAATATTTTTAATTTTTCAATAGGTTTTATAGATGCTGCTTGCATCCTTTCAACTGTTTCCGCTTCAAAGAATGCTCCCTCTGCTGGTAAGAATTTTAACTCCAATTCCTGAGCAATTTTTCTTGGGTTATGATCAAAAAGTTCGCATTGAGTTTTGTACCAATGTGAATCTTCTGCTAATTGTGGAATCATTTTCCAGTGAATAATAAAAGGAGTAAATATATCACTACTCGTTGTGATTGCTTTTTTGTATTTTTCAAAATACCATTTACCAGTTCCAATTGTTTTATTTGGGGTTGAAAGAATGACAGTTCCATATGGAACTCCTGCTTTTTTTGCCTGCATTTGGTTAGTAGATAATGCCGGTACCATTGAAGTCCAAGCTTCATCGATATGATTAATAAATGCTGCCTCATCTATTACTAATAATGTTATAGCTTTACCACGAAGAGTTTTTTCTGGTGCAGTTGGGTTAACAGGTGAAGCATATATTTTTGAACCATTTGTTAAAATAAATGATTGTTCTGTACGTTTTGCAAATCCTCTCCCCTGAACCCCCTTAGGAGGTTTCATCCAATCGGGAAGTTTTTCAACCATTCCTCTCATTGTTCTTGCAAAGTCTGTGGCTTCTTTAAAGTCTTTTGAAATAATTCCAATTACAGCATTGTTATAAAATACTGCTAACCATGCAGAATACGCTTGTATAATAGTTGATATTCCTATTTGTCTACTTTTTAAAACAAGAACATATTTATTTTTTTCAATTGTATAGATCAATTCTGATTGTTTTTTATATGGATTTATGAGTTGGTCTCTGCCAGGATATTCTATTTTTATATAATTTTTACAACAATAATCAAAGTTGCTTTTACACTTAAGATATTCACTTATATACTTATCAGCCATACTTTGCATTTGTTGTTGGTTTATTCCCATTTTGATATCCTCATTAGTTTTTTGTTCTAAAAAATTAACTATATTAATGATTTATTAGTTCTAATTAAATTTATATCTACATAAACTTCCCAATCTCTGAGACGTTCAAATGATAACTCGCTTGATTTTAAAATATATTTTCCAGTTAATTGAGTATAATCTGATACCTTTGAATTAAATTTAACAGATTCTCCAACATACATTAAATTTAATAATGAAATATTTTTACTATTTAGACTAATACGTACTAATGACATTTCAGCTATTTCTTTGGATAAGTTTGCATTAATAAATGATTCTGTTTTTTCATATCCTGTATGATTATTATATATTCTTTGTCTGTTGCTTCCCAGAGCCTCAGTATCAAAAAATATCTTTTTATTCTTTGATATTATTCCATATTTAGAAGAAAAATTATTCATGTTAATATCAATTGTATGAGATAGAGTGTCTTTGGGTTTAACTATATATTTTAATATTGGTGCAGTTACAGCTATTATAGAATTTCCCATATATGTTGTTTCTACATTTTGATATGTATAGAATGTTTTACCATCAATTGGTGATGATACAATAGTTGGTTTTTTGGAATCTGTTGTTAATTGGTGTATTGTGAAAGTATGAGATGTTATTGGTTTCTTAGTTAGATTTTTTAAGTATATTGTATTATCCCATAAACAAAAAAATCCAAGCAAACCATTATACACTCCAAAGTAATGATCTAAATAACGAACAGCTTGATGAAAGGTAGTTGGTGGGATTAATATTTGATCAATTTTTTCAGTATTCATTCCTTGATTATCATATTTTAAATTAGCACCTGTAGTAATTCTTTTATCAACTAAGTTATTTATAATAGATTGTATATCTGAATCATAATATAAACTATTTACAATAGTAGTCATTGTCCGAAAAGGTTTTCTACAAATAGTGATTACTTCAACTTTATTTCTATCTTTCATAGTTTTTTGAGGATTTGAAGATTTCATTAATAAATCATAATTTGAATCTACATACATAAGATCCATTTCTATTTGCTCAACGGTGATTCCGGTTGAACCTAAAAGACGAATGTTTAATTTAATTGGATCTTGACCATATATTTTATCAAGAATCATATCATTAGTATCAATAAAAAACTCGAAAATTATAGTTTGCCAAGGAGCTGTGATTGACGTTGCAATACTTACTCTTTGTAAATCTGGTGTATAGTCTTTATCCTTTATAAAAAGCTGAAAATCATAAGTTCGACTTGGAGACCAATACCTTGTTTTACCTGATGCCATACATACAATCCTCCTTTATATTTTGTTCTAAAAAAAGAAAAAAAAAGAAACGGGGGAAAAAAGTTCCCCCATCGCTTTAATCATTAATCTTTTCCAATACATCCATCATTCTAACTGGAATCACCAAGACACTTTCGGCGGCATTTTCAAGAAGACTTTTGGCATTAAGATTGGGTTCAAAACTACTATATCTTGTTACAGCAAGAAACACTTGCCAAGCGGTTGGAAGCGGTGGAGTTTGTCCATCTGGTACTTCTGGAGCTAGTTCAGTTAAAAGTTTAGAAACTTCCTCTCTTCTTTTTTTACCAATCTCGCCCACTACGTCAAGAGTCATAAATAATTGTTCTTCAGTTAATGTATGATTAAAACTAGCATTAATCATATCAAGAATACTCTCTGTGAATACTTCCATATATTCACCAACGTCAGATGATAGAGTCGTTGAGGCGCCATCTATATGAATTTGTTTCATTTCTCCAAGTTTAAAACCAAATGAAAGAACTTCGTTGTTATAATTCATACTTAAACCAAATTGTATGGATTGTGATTTAGATCCATTATAGCTATTGTTTACAATCATAACTGGAAGAATATCCCCATGCTGTAAACTGTTTGCTCCATTTTGAATAACAATTTCATTTCTCATTCTGGTTAAATCATAAGATATAATTGTATTTTCTCGAATGATTGGAAGTCCAATTCCCAGAATAGATTGTCGTACTTGTTCATTAAGAACTTCATTCCCAACAAACTTATAAATTTTTGATACAATACCACAATAATGCCAGTGAGCATCATCCCCATTTCTTTTTGTAAATAGAGATAAATAAGGTATTTTAAATCCATCTGTTTCGCCTGGTGGATCTTCTATTGATGGAATAAATTTAGTTTGATTTGTTCTATATATTACTCTACCATGAGTATCCACATAACTATATATACCCTTTTCTTCATTACATACGAGCCCCATTTCTGCAGCTCGATCTTCAAATTTTATCATTTTCTTCTCCTTTTAAAACTTTATGAAAATCTAATAATTTATATATATCTTTCTTTAAAGATTCTTGGAACATAATACATGTATCATTAAATACAGCTCTTGCTAATAAATTTATTAAAGTTTCAACTCCTTCCCCACTAGTTATCATTCCAGTTTTACCATATCTATTTTTTCCTATTTCTACTACACCATCTGAAGATACAAATAAAACTACACTAGCTCTTTCCATTCTTTGTAATGCTGAAGGTTCGCGGGGTCTTTTTGAATATGGTTTTGTTGTGGAAAAAGAATTTAATCCATTCATAATCTCTCTATAATCGCCCGGATATAAATATCTCTTCCATCGAAATCAAAATTATTATTTATATCTATTAATTTAAATCGCCCTTCTAATTCCCAGAAATATTTCATTCTATCAGGAGTCCAAATTGTTGCGTGTGGATCAGGGGGTTGATTAAGTAATTCTGTGGTTAAAAGAATATTATGTTCTTCAAAGTCTTTATCACCTGGAAAATCTTTTGATATAATCATTTTTGCTAAAGTTTCATAGTTTGGAACTATAACATCAATTTTAGAATTTTTAGTAGTTATTGTTGATATAAGATATATAAAATAAGTTAATTTATCCAATGAAACATGCTCAAGAAATCTATAAATACATACATTATTAAAAAATATTTTAGTTCTTTCCATAAATTCATAAATATCTGATTTACAATAATGAAGTTTGTTTATTGATTTATCCCATTCTAACCATTCTTTTTCAATAATATCTGGTAAAGTACTATGATAATACATTATATCAGTGTTAATTAAAAAATATATTTTAGGTAAATTCAAAGGAAGTTGTTTTCCAGCAGCAATATTTAAGATTGTATTCATACTTATTTCTCCTTTATGGTCTGACATTTCCATCCGTACCAAGTTTTATTAGTGCCGAATGATCTATGGTTGATTTTATTTTTAGAGCAAAATTTAGCAAGGTCATTAGTAATAAAAATTTTTCCTTCTGGATTGATGATTTTCCATGTTTTGATGATGGATTATTTTTACCAATTAATTTTCCTTTAACTGCTTTTTTTATTTTTAGTCTGGTATCTTCTGATCTTTTCTTTCCAAAATTTGGATTTTTAATCCCTCGTTTTCCAAACATATGATTTTTTTCCCCAAGTTGTTTATTCCCAATCTTACGTTTAGTTTTTTCGGATAAAGTCACTCCAGTTCGAGTACCTGGTTTACCATACATTGCGTTATTCTCACCAGCATTAACTTCAGATATTGCCATGTCGCTCATATTATCTTTGTGTGTTCCAAGATATAAATGTTTTGGATTTATACATTTTGGGTTATCTTTTTTATGATCTATATTACATTTATGTAAAACCATTAATCCCTTTGGGATATTTCCAATAAATAAGTAATAACTAGCTCTATGGGCACTATAAAATTTTATTCCATTTATTATTCTTCTAAACTCTCCATATGTTTGAGATGGAGTATCTTGATAAACCCAACATCCATTTTCATCAATCTTAATTTTACTTAATAATTCTTTTTTAAATTTTTGATTTATTTTAGTTTCCATTTCAACTCCTTACAAATTCCGCCACGATACTTTTAGTAAAGGGCTCAATATAAAATTTAAAATATCGTTCTCGGTCAATATCATCTATATCCATTATCCTTAAAGCGGATTTTGAAATTTCAATTTCTCCATACTCTTTTAAAAATATATTTACTTTTTTATCATTGATAGGAATACCAAATAAATTGGGATTATATTCTTTCATAAATTTATCTTTTATCCTTTGAAGAGATTTAAAAATTGAAGTTTTATTTGCATAGTTAATTTTACAAATTTGTTCATAAATTCTATCTATTGGTTCATACCGAAAAGGAACACCTTTAATGATTATATCAAAGTTACTTGCTCGAGCAATATACATTTTTTTATCAAATGAGCATATGAAAATTTCAAAATGATGACGATAATCTAAGGGCATATTATTCAAGTCGGTTGTGGATAAAACTTTTGTTGTAATTATACCATCATACTGCCTTAATATAATTTCGTCTTCTTTTATTTCATTAACTATAATATATTCATCAATTAATGAGTTTGTAGTATTTCTTAAAAGAGATGTTATCCTGGGATTATCCCGCATCATCTTCCCTATTTGAATATTTCTTTTTTCTTTATTATCTTTTTCTAAATGAGATGTGTTTATGTTATGTTTTCTTAAGATATTATAATGACATGCTGATATATCATAAGAGTAAACGTCTCTTAGAACTAATCTATAAATGGTGTTTATTTTCATGTTAAGTTATAGGGTAGATATAGAAGAGAAGAGAATTATATCTGCGCAGTGCGACTTACGTGTTTTTGACTTTCATTCTCCTATATCTACCCATTCTCCCTTATGAAAGAATTGTTGTAATTACGCTATCAATTTGTAAGTGGTGATTAATATCCGTAATTGATTCTTGTCTGCTAATTAACCAATCAATTACACTTTGCTTACTTGTAAAATCATCAATAACTTTAGTAGTTTGTTTATACAGAAGTTGTAGTGATTCTTTATCCAATTCTGCTGCTAAATTTACTACTACCTCGTTTGCATCTTTAAATTTAAGGACTAATAAATCATCATCTTTCCCTAATTTTACCTGATCATATGGTAATAACTGGTCATTTATTCTGTTACAAAATGCTACAATAAGACCGGTTTTTATTCCATATGCTTTAAGAAATACATTTTCTGAATATTGATAAACAATTCTAAAACCATTGTTATAAACATTCATAGAAATTGCTGGAAGATTTATAACTTTTTGTTCGTCAGCTTTCTTAAATAATTCAACTTTCTTTTTTAGAGTACCATCTTCCATCGCTTCATTAGACTCATGAGGAAGTACAACAATAATATCTGATCTTGGATCCAATCCCCTGATTTTGGTTTTCAATTGTTTTATATCAGGTTCAAATATACTTCCATACTGTTCAAACCAATCTGATAAATAAGAAGTTTCAACAGTAATTTCTCCTGTATCTGGTCCCTCAATTCCACCAGTAACATCTCCTGTAGCAGAATGAGTTATTTCTTCTGCCTCTCCAGTTGCATATTCTGTTTTTTTGGTAGGTAAATCAAGATCAGCTTCTGAAAATATTTCTGGTGTTGGTTCATCTGATTGAACCATTTCGGTTAAATTTTCGTTCATTTTTTTAAAATTCTCCTTGTGTTTTATTTTTACTCCATTTTTTACTATCTAGTTCTGGATTTCTTCTCCATGAGTCAACATCAATTTCTGCATATGCCTCTAAAGCTGCTCCAGCTAATGCCATTAATTTAATAAGATTTTCATATGCTTCTATTGGACCGTTTCCTCCATTCTTCGATTCATCTGTATTTTTTAACCAGTCAGGAAACTTTTCTTTTGAAGACCATACTCCAGTGTATGCTTGTTCTACTCTATTCAAATAGATTTTTAAGAAAGTTATAAAACTGGCAAGATTGAGAGTTGGATCATTTTTATAATCTCCAAATACACATGTCTCATAATCTCGTTCTTTAATGAATAATTTTATTATATCGGACTGTTCCAAATTATACAGACCTCCTTTCATGTATTTTATTTTGAACTGTTTCAATAAATAAACTTCTTGCTTCCTCTGTATTACCATACTTTGAATATAAATCTTTTGCTAAATTTATAATTCCTAACTTTAAAAAGAGTTTTGTTACTCCTTTATTTATATGAAAGTATGGAAACTGACCACATAGGGTATAGGGGGTAGCTGGGCATCTTTGGTAATATCTTCTTAGATGACCAGGTTTTGATCCTGATATGAACATTACATGACTTCCATAATCTGTAAAGATCTTATATTTCTCTCTGGTTATTTTATATCTACACATTAATATAGCATATTGATTCCTTGCATATTTGGGAATGTTTGGTATTTTACTCCAGTATTTCATTTTATCTTTTCGAGTTTTTAGGAACCATTCTTTCCAATCAGTAAATTTTGTTTCATTATATCCAGAACCAAATTTATAAATATCTCCTCTTTTATGGGTAGTGTTTATATCAGAGACTGGTTCTCTTGTGCAATGAACTAAACCTTGCCTACCCATTTTTCTTCCACGATAATATTCATATTGATAATGTTTTGGTTCAAGTTCCCAAGGTCGAATAATCATATAAATTTCCTTTTATTAGAGATTTATTTCTGGGTCAAAATTGCCCATTAATTCATTATCATCACCCCAACCTTGATTTGGATCATCCTTTGATCGTTCGGAAGGGAGTTCATCTTTATAACATTTGGAATGAATTGCTGCTATTCCATTATCTCTTTTTTTACGAAACATTAAATCACAGACATCCCCCCATTCCATTTCCCATTTAATAGATTCTTTATTTTTATCAAAAACTCTTCCGTAAGAATCATATTCTCCTTCCATTTGTTCAATAATATTACCATCTTTTAAAAGAAATAACTTAACGGGTTGTCCAGAAAAACTATTTGATAAAATCGGTTTGTCGCACTTTTGACACATAAAACTAAAACATCCCATTTGATGTCTCCTTTTATATAAATCTTTTTCCATCAAATCCACCTTCTATCCCTTTCCAATTTACAGCAATAGCTTCAGATGTATGGATGGATTCTTCATGGCTACATTTAATAATCCAATCATGAACTCCCGGAATATTATTTATTACAACAGATATATTACGCATTGCATCTTCAACAAACATAAGATTTTTTCCTGCGTTTTCAGCAATTGCTTGTTCGTCTTCCCTTTTTATAATTGGATAAGGTAAAACCTTAACACTTGATTCTACTGCTTCAATAATATCTTCCAACCAAATATAGTGTGGTTCTCTTGTTTCAACTAAAATATTAGCAAAAGATCTTTGATTATGAGGAAACCCAGTTCTTCCTTGGCTTTCTAAATGATTGCATAATTCAGCAGAACATGGACAATAAGAAGCATATTGAATTATAACTCCCTGGTAGAAATCAAAATTACTAGGTAGATCTAGGTTATATAACTGTCCTTCAAATCTACATTTATAATAAAGAGGAAACTCATTATTTGATTTAATTGATTTTTTTATTATTGGAAATCTAAATTCAAACTTCATAAAACTGGAAGTCCCTCCAACATTTTTTCTAATATCCTCTAAAATTAATTTAATTAATTTATGCTTTAATGGAAGATCAAGATATGGTTTTAAGGTCCTTATTAGTCTAGACATTGAGATTCCTTTTGTATTTTTATCTAGGTTAGTCCTCATTGAAACATTAGCTATTAGCTGATGAAACCCACCATATTTAGATTCTAATTTAAAAGGAACCTCAACATTTTCAACTCCAACTTGACTTATTGGAATTTTAATATTTGGTTTATTTTTTTGAATATCTGGTAAGTTTATCATATAACAAGACCCTCTAATATTAATATTTTAACAATAGTTATTTTATAATCTTTTTTCCAGTTTATAAATTCATCTAAACTATCAAGAGCTTTAATATCATCTTCCATATCGTCTGAACAATGAAAATGAAAATGAGGTTGCATGTCATGTATTGTATCTTCATTAGTATCACGAACCACATTATCATTTTCATCTTGGTAGAAATATAAATTTGGTTTTTTATATGTACAGGCAATTGGAGATTTACATACTGGACAGAAAAATTGTTTCATCTATCCCTCCTTTAAAACTAAATCTTTAATATCAAACATATAAATCTCTTTTTTTTCAGGTAAGATATTTAAAGGTTTTATTTTTTTAACTTCTGTAGTTGTTTTATTAATTTCATAAAAATAACTGAATCTATCACAAATAGTAGATCTTGTATATGTTCCATTTGATGGTGATGCACTCATTTATGTTCTACCCCCAAAACCGTTAGATATGAGTTAAATAATTTAACTGCTTCTGGAGTTATATCTATCTTTTTCTTTTCATCATCCAGATCAAATTCAATTAAACTCCTAATATAACGATTTTTTAAATCAATACAATCTGATTTTGTAGTAAAGAACTCAAATAGATTATTCGGAGCATCATGACCTACAATACATGCCATTTCCATTTCACCTATTCTTTGTCCTCCTTTATTTTTCCTTCCTCCTAATGGTTGAAGTGTTCTTTTTGCATATGTACCAATTCCTCTAGCAGCTATTTTCTCTTCTGCAATATGAACCATTCTAAAGAAATACATATATCCAACTGCAATTGGATTTACTAAAAACGTCTTTGATAATGGGTCATATAATTCTTGTTTAAATAAACTGGCAGAATATTCTAAAGCTTTTTCAAGTTCTTCAATTTTTATAGATTCAAAAGGAGGTTGAATTAAATATAAATCTTCAATAAATTTAGAATCAATGGTATCAGTCAACTGTTCTTCAAATTGTTTATAATACCAATTATCTTTTGTGTTATCCACAATTTTTATAAAATTTAACAAATATTCTTTTAACTGTGGTTGTTCTATATTATTATTTAACATTTCTATCATTTTAATTTTTATACCCTCTAATGCTATAGAAAGATGAAGTTCGTATAGTTGCCCAATATTCATTCTTGAGATTATACTCAAAGGATTTATACAAATATCCAAATGTCTTCCATCTTTTAATTGTGGCATTTTTTCATGTTCTACAATTCTTGATACAACACCTTTATTTCCATGACGGTTTCCTAGTTTATCTCCAACTTTAATTTTTCTAAAATGGACTCCAATCATTTCAATATATATACCATTTATTCTCTCTCTTTTATTTTTATACTTTCCAACAAATGAAAATAAATCTAAACTGTTTTCTTTAATAAATTTATCAGCTTCTACTTTTGATAATTTATCTTTGATTATTTTTTTAAGATAATTTTCATTTTCTTTTTGATTATGAATTCGTTCTTCAACCCATTTTTTAAATTCTGGAATATCAGAATTCCATTCATTTGCATAAACATTTACTTCTGATATAATAAACTTCTTTTCTGCGTCTAATGTAGTTGTTTCTCTAAAAACAGAATAATAATCATCAGAATTTAAATTCTTAATTTTAGCATATGGTTCCCCAACTTGAATTACACTGTATTCATCTGGAAGTGGTTTATATTTGTTTTTATCTAAACTTAATAGAACTTTATTTGGTGGTATTTTAAATGATAGATCTCTATAGTGAACAGATGTTAAAATATCTTCACTAACTAAACGATCTGAAATCACAATACCATCTTCATAATTGTTTCCATAATAAATCATAACTCCTGTTAAAAGATTTTTACCAAAGTTTATTTTTCCGCCTTTACAGAAATTACTTTCTGCTAACACTTCTCCTTTCTTAAATTTATCACCAGGTTTAACATAGATATGCATAAAATCCATATGTTCAACATAAATTTTTCTATATGATATATCAAACACTTTAACTTCTCCGGTTATATATTGAACCATTAAATATTTTTTATCAATATAAACAACTTCTCCATCATCTTTAGCTATTTTTACAAATTGTGTATATTTACTAAATAATCCTTCACACCCAGATGAGATCATTGGTCTATCAAACTTTTTTAACATGATTGATTGTCTCATTTGTGAAGATGACATTTGTAGTCTGGTTTGGTCATCATGTTCTAAAAATGGGACCATAGTTACAGGAATTGAGATTGGAAATTCGTTTTGTTTATTTGTAAATTTTAAATTATCATCCAAATCAACATTAGGAACCAGATTTTGTAACACTCCACAATTATCCCTATCTGGAGTATCAACTGGGCATATTCTTCCAAACATTGTTGGACATATATCCCTTAAATGACTTGGAATGTTTTCTCTTTTAAATCCACCAGGACCTAAAAGACTAATCCTTGATAATTTAGTTAATTCTTCAATGGGATTTATTGAGAAATCAAATTGAACTATATCAGAAACATTACAATCAGAAATTACTTGGTTTGAATTAATATTAAATTTTGGTTGTCTGGCAGTTCTGTTTGAAAAACATAGGTCAAAAACATTTTTGGATAATTTTGAATAAATTACATACTCAAAACATCTAACCCTTTTATTTGTAAATAAAGTATCATCTATATATTGGATTTTAATTGCTTCAATTAATTCTTCAATGATTGTTGGTTTAGTTAAAAACTTTGCTGTTAGAACATCAACTTTTGGTATTAGATCTAAAGCATATATAATATCTTCCCCTTTTGATTTAGCATTGTATCTTGAGTATGTTTTTCCCAATTCAACTATAAAATCATCTTGTGTATAACCTTTTGATTCAGTATAATATTCCTTTAAATCATTAAGTAATAATTCATAAAGATTAGTAGAGTTTTCATCTGTTGTTATATTATTAAGATTATACTTGTTTACCAATGTATTAGAATTATAGTAGGCAAACATTAATAGTGCTAGTGGAATTTTCTTTCCCAAGAAACTTACTTTAATATTTGGAATTATTTTATCTTTGAAAATCATAAGGGTTGCAACATTAGTTCTTAACTTAATAGATTCTCCCCTTGTTACAACTGGAATATCAAATAATTGAAACAGGGGAATCTTTTTTCGACCATTTATCATAATATAATTCCCATTAATTAACTTAGGAATAAACATACTAAGATCTATTTTTGCTGGTCCTTTTTGAAGTAGTATGGATAAAGTTTGTTTTATAGTTTTTGATAATTCTCCGGATGTAAACCTGGAATCTTTTAAACCTATTTCTGTTATATCAAAACCAATTTCTTTAACTGGTTGTAATATTTCTGTAACTGTATCCAGTAGTTTATTGTAATCATTTTGTCTTATTCCGAAAATACTATCGTCTGCATTGATTTTGTAATTAGGATTTATAATGTTCATTCGATTTTTTCTCCTTTTAGTATTTTATCCATAACTCCAGAATATATTCCTTCATACAATATACCCTGTCGAATACTTCGTTTGGGATTTGAAAAAGCCATAGCAAGTATCCAAGACTCTTTATTTGGAGTAGATTGAATACTAAAATATTCTGGCTGGACTGTTTCACGATTAGGCAATAGTCTCCATTTTTTATGTCCAACCCACATAAGTTGGGATACAACACATTCATAATGAACATGATAAATACTTTTATCATATACATGAAATAGCTCTTCAACTATTTGAGTATAATTCTTGTTAATAAATTTATGTAATATTCCTGTAATAAAACTAAGATCTCCAACTATATCTTGCTGTTTCATATCATTATCATGATTATCATCTTGTTCATCTTTTATAACTGCAGAACCAGATGTATGAAACGTTCTAAGAACTAATTGTGTAGATCTTTCTCCGAGAGTTTGAGCAGCTATTATTCCAATAAATCTACTGTTAAGAGTTTTATATAATTCGCCATAACATTTATGACAAATCTTTGAATTTTTACAAAGAATTGGACTTCTAATAAGAATTCTTTTTCCCAATAGTGGCATACAATTATCTTTTTGAATAAGAGTATGACTTCCATCTTCTTGTTTCATCCAACGACCCACTAACATATATGCTTTTCTTTTGGTATTAACATCTACTTCTAAATGGTCAGTAGTACCACAATCTTCTAAGGTTGTACTAAGTTGAAGGTTTGTACATGTGAATATTAATTTTCTTGATAAATATCCGCTTGTGCCTGTATTTAAAGCAATATCAAGTAGTCCTTTCCTACAACCATATGTTGAATAAAAGAATTCTTGTTGATCTAAACCATCAATTAGATTCCGTTTAATTGGTAATGGTAATATTTCACCATCAAAATTTGAGATAAATCCTCTTGTCAAAATTAACTGTTTAACTTGATCCCAACTACCTCGTGCTCCAGAATCAATCATATATGAATATTTAAAATGCTTTCTTAATTCATCTGTTAGATTCTTACTAGAAAAGCTAACTAACTGGTCTCTTATGTCACCTTTATATATATCATCTCTAAATTTTTGTGAATCTTCAAATTTACAATCATTTAACGACATGGTGCAACCAAATAAAGTTGCGTATTTAAAACCAATCATTTTTATTTTGTCAAGAATTTCAATAACATCCGAGCTTTTATATTTATCTTTAATATCATTTAATATTGCCATTAATGTTTTTTTATTAACTACTGTGTCAATAACTGGATAATCTTCAGGCAAACATGAGTTAAAAACCTGTTGACCTTTACTTATTTTATGATTTTTATACTCAACAATTTCTTTAAGATTATCGAAACTATCATTTGTTAAAGAGTATATACCCAGAATAATATCTTGACTTGGTATTGTTGATAAATCTTCATTTGCTGGGCTATGTAGATTTTCTGTTATAAATATTTTCTTTATTATTTCTTGTTTTGATACTTCGGTAATGGGAATATATACTGCCATTTGGTCACCATCAAAATCAGCATTAAATGGAGAACATACCAAAGGATGTATTTTAATAACCATATCTAATGTTAACTTTATCTTAAAACCTAGCATACTAAGTCTATGAAGAGATGGTTGTCTATTAAGAATACAAACTTCCCCTTTTATAACATCTTCACAAACTCGGTATAAAACATTAGATTTTAATTTAATACATTTATCAACAAAGTCAATAGCATTATTTAATAACTTGAATTTTCCCATCTCAATTATTTTTTTGGATATTTGTAATTTATATATTTCAAGAATCATAAAATAAGGCAAAGCACATTCATCTAATTTAAGGGTTGGATCAGGAACAATAACAGCTCGCCCTGAAAAATCAATTCTTTTTCCAAGAATATTCCCTCTTATTAATCCTTCTTTTTTTGCCATTTTTTCTAATATTCTGGTATATAGTTCATTAACATCTTTTTGAATTTGTTTAAAATAAGTATAATATAGATCCTTATCCCTATGAATATTAAGAATTGTTTCTCGTATGATTTCTTTCTTGGTTAAAATTTGAGTATAATACCTATTTATTTTATCCATTAATTGTTTATTCTTTCCCCCTGCCAACATAGTAGGTCTTAATTCTGGTGGGAGAACTATAACATGATTAATTAAAAGGCTATCAATATTTTCTAAAACCAACTTCCATTCTTCAACTTCATAACCAGCTTCACGTTCAGCAACAAAATGAATTAGCTTTTTTATAGCATCCGTCTTTTCCCAGGTTTGAGTCCCCTTTGGAATATATTCAGGATTAACGGTAACAACCATATCATCCCCATCTTGATATAAGACACTTTTTTCCATTTTCATTAAATCGTCAATTCCAGTCTTTAAAGTTTTTCCGCCAATATGTACAAGTAGATCATAGAATAGTGGATTAACTACAGGCATTGGTAATACTATTTTTGCAAATCTTGTTCTACGAACATTACTATTTACTATGTCTACTTTACACAAATCACACTGGCCGCCGGATTTAGAAACACCATAATATGTTCCACATTGACAGGTATAGTTTTTTAAGGGTCCAAATATTTGTTCAGAAAACAAACCTTGTGGGTGAAAATATTTTTTTCCAATGATTTTTATGGACGTGACTTCTGGTAGGTCTTCACAGAATTCTTGGTAGTTCAATATTTTTGGCATGTTTACTCCTTTGAGTTAAATTTTTCTAAAATGTGTTTCGCCAAACTACGAAAATGTTCTTTAATTATTTCAGATACTAATTTATTAATTTTGGGCATGATAACTTTTACAATTTCATTTACATCTTTCTTTGCAATAATTTTTTCATTCTCTCGTACTTTTTTCAATATAATTTTATTCAACTGTCTTTCAAATGGACTCGGGGAGATCATGGGCAGTTATACCTCCTATTTTTGATATCTCTTTTATTTTGTAATGTTTGGGATCTGGTTTTCTAAAACAATTATTTAAGTGCCAAGTTTCAACCATAGAAATTATCATAAATAAATAACTCATATCAAATTCTTTATTTTTTAGTTTTTCATCTATACAATATTCTCTTGTCTTTGGATCCATGTTTGGGTGACTTCCATTCATGATTTTTATAGATTGAACCTTATTATCTTTTGTTATAAATGTTAACCCATTGATTTTAAAATTATTATTACAATCTTTAATTTTAAATAATTTATTTTCTTTAAATATATGTGTTGGGTAGATTTCTAAGGGGAATAAAGATATTTCTCCTCTACCACGATTAACTTTATTTCTTGTAATCCATGAGTTCATTTTTATAAGGGTAGTTTCTACATCATGCTGCCCCAGTTTCTCTAATGAGTAAAACACTAATCCTTTCCCCCTTTGAAGATAGGCTCATTGAATATTCTAAATCTTCTTTTTGTTTCGATATTAGATCAGCTATTACTTCTAAGACTTTTGATGTGTCACTTCCTTTTGGAATGATAGCATATTCTGGAGAAGTTGTAAATGACATACTAAATTTTTTCCAAAGATGTTCTTCACCAACAAAAACATCAATATCTTTTGTTTTTGCTTCTTGAACAGTTGTGTTGATATAATCTTCAAATGAATGAATTTTTTCTAATCCTTTATGAGTTTCGTATACTAAATCATTAGAATTCTTTAATTTAATATCTTGAAATATATTGGATATTGTTTCATCAATATTTAAAGATTGAAGGACTTTATTGTTTATCATTTTATTTAAAATTTTTGGAGTTGAAATTAATTTATATGCTATAAATGCTGCTTCCCTAATTTCGCTTTTCTTTAAAATCATAAAATAACTACCTAAATGAGATTTTCTATGAACAAATTGTCTACAGTCAATTACTAAACTTCTTTCATCAATATAAAATTTAACATCAATTTCTTGCTTTCTACTGCATATAAAATCTCGACAATCTATAACTAAATCACATGGAGGTAGTTTTGTTGTTCCTTCATTGTATTCACTTTGGAATATTTGTGTCCTTGTGTATAATGGATCTACTCTATTAAGCAAACATTCAACTTTTGGTTTTCCAATATCACTTTTTTTGAAGAATGAGCTATCTAAATTATTTTTTTCTACTATCTGTGGGTCAATTAATATCAATTTCTTAATATTTTCATTATAAGAAAGATGTTTATATAAAAAGCTTCCCAAACTACCTAAACCAATTATACATACATTTTGATAACATAATTCTGTCTTAGATTTTTTTGAATTCATATAATACATTCGTTACAGTCCTTGGGATTGCTGAGGAACTTTCGCCCCCCAGCAATTTATTTAACTCCGCTTTTTATCCCTTTGACCCAGCTGGTTTCAGGAATTCTAACTCGTCACCATCTTTTAGAGTATAGGTTCCTTCAACATCTTTTCCGTTGACTAGACCTGGAGACATTTTTTCAATATTAAGAACTTCTCTGAGGAAGTCAGCAACCTCAGCAACTGAACGACCGGCAACTGGAAAGTTACCAGATGAAGCTCCACTGGATACACGAATAGTAGTAGAACATTTATCACCTTTTTTCGCTGATGGTTTTGTAAGAACAGATGTAGCACAAAACTCAATAGCGTTCATTGCTTTGATGGCAGCTGCAGGAGCAATTGATGCTGTTGCAGCTTTTGGGGCTAATGGTCCTTGACTTTGTAATATTGCTTCGATGACAACAGCTTTAGTTTTTTTGGAAAGTCCTACAAGACCCATTTCTACTGCCAATGGTTTTAAATCATTTTTTACGTTCATGTTTTCAAGTTCTTCTCTTAAGTAAATCGGCATAATTCTTTATTTCTCCTTTGTTTTGTTTTTTGTGAAATCATTTCACGATTCGAGTTTTTGCATCAACGACCATCCTTGACATATCAAAATAAATTTCGGATGCGTTAATGTTTTGTTGAACAACGACGTTATAATATGCCCAACACATAATTGTAGCCACACTTAAATTAGTAAAATATAACTGCGGTTCTGATTTTGATAATTCTTCGCAAGACATTTCATCTGGGGATCTATCATCAGGCGTTGCAATTTCGGGATGATATGTACATAGATCTGGTGTTATATTAACACCCCCCTTTCTGATAAAAATTTGTACATTGCCATCTGTAAGTTCATTACCTCCAGAGATTAAAATAACATCATTTAATGTCTTACAATAGTTAGATACAACCATTCGAGTTTTGTGATTATCAACACAGAGAAAAACTATATCTTTCTCACCTATGCCTCTAGTTATTGTATCTACAGTAATATATTCTGTAATGTATTCTATAATTAAATTTAAATATTTAATTTTAAGTTCACTTGCTTTAATTTCAGCTTTATTACCTAACCTTATAAACTCTTGACGTTCAAGATTTTTATCTTCGTATTCATCACCATCAATTAAAGTTATAACAAAGCTAGTGTCAACTTGAGAATAATTTAAAAATCTACATAGTCTTTCAATTAAAATACTTCCAACACCACCTAATCCAATTATTTTAATATTCATTTTATATAGTCCTTTTTAAGAATTTTGTAACCTTTGAGAATGGAGTTGTGGGATTGCCATCTGGCGTAGGAATTAAAACTTTATTTTCATGTTCATGTAAATAAGCTTCACTCCGTAACTGTTCCTCTACTAAATCCTCAGGGGTTTGGGGGAATTCTTGTTTGAGATCATAAGCTAATGATCCATCATCTTTTTCCATACATTCTGTTTCGTCTAATATAAAATTATTAGTTTCAGGTAAATCTTCATCTGGATCTATACTAGTTTCTAAAATTTCATATGCATATTCTAGTTTAGAATCTTTGAATATACAATTTCGACATGGGTTATATTCATCAAGATTACCAGAATCTTCAAAATCTTCAAAATCTCCATGATCTGGAAATTTGATACCATCTTTAACTGGTCCAACATTTAATATATTTTTAGTATTACCCATTTTTCCTTTATTAATCATCCATTCTGTAAGGGAATCATAACCACTTCCGAAAAAGTCAAAGAATTCATAATCCATATAATTCTGATTACGAGCAGCGTATGTTTTGGAAGTCCATACTTTTCTAGAAACTTTCTTTAACCACTTTTTGTTAAATTGTCTTTGATTTTCAGAAACTTGAATCTCAAACCTTTTATCATATCTAATAGGAGGTTTTACAATTGTTTCAGGTTCAACCAAAGTCATTTTCCCATCAATATATTTATATATCTTTGTATTATTATAGGAATTGTATGTATATGAATTTCGAGGAACTTCAACTGATACACATTTGTCAATATAATCACATGGATCTACAATGACACGATACCCATTGACAACAATTGATACTGAAAGACTTTGATAATCATCTGTTAAATGACCAACTGTAATATGAAGTCCGTCAAAATGTTTCTCATCTTTATCATCAGTTGGAGAATGAAATGCAGACATTCTAGCATGACTATGGATTGTTCCTATCAGATTATATCCAGGAATGCCGGTTCCTTCTTCATAAGCAAGAGATGCTGCAGTTACTTCTTGTTTTGGCACACCCAAAGTATATTTATTTTTTTCTTCACTATAATATAAAAAGACATTGGCTTCTCCACTATAAGTTTCTACAACCGCTTTAAAAAATGATATTACTTTGGCCATTTGCGGGCCTGAAATTTTAGGCAGGTCCATTTTGGCCCATGGTTTTAATTCATTAAGTATTGAGATTTTATCAACCTTTGTTACACTTTCAACTAATCCTACTTTCTTTTTTAGAAAAATACCTTGTTTTGCAATTAAATAACATATTTCATCTGCTGGTAGTTCTCCACCTTTATACAGGTATATTGGAAACATTTAAAATTCTCCTTTCTTCTACTGGATAACTCATACAAACGTCTGGGTTAATGGTATACATACCATGGAAATTGGGGTATGCTCTTACAAATGGTTGTACTTTTAATTGAGTTTGGGAATATCTAGGGGTTAAGAATCCTATTCTATCAACCACTGTTTTTAATTCTGGGTAAAAATATCCATTTGAATAAGGATTTATAGCATCTTCTCCGCTTAGATATTGAGTGACCAATCTATCCCCCACAAGTTGAAGACATAATAAATTTTGTAAATTCCGATTTTCAGAATATGGAATTGTAGTCATATCCCCAGGTTGATATTTAAATTTTTTTTGATATATCATCGGAATATGTTTGAGCGATTTCCATTTTTTATTATTCATGCTAATTAAGTTAAAATTTTCTTTCAGTTCATCAGCCCAAAGTGTTGCACCATTTGAACATAATGCTAATGGAACATCTCCACCAGTATCTGTTAAGAAACCAACAATTATGTTTACATCTTTCATTGGAAAATTAAAGATTTGAGGTTTCTTTGCTTGAATTTTAAGACCAGATGTCATCCCATCATACTCTTTTTCAATATGTCTTAATGTACCAACATTAACTGTAAAATCAGATGAACTTTTATTTAGATATATATGTTCAGATTTATTTCCATGTTGATCTTCTAATAATATATTAAGATTATTATCTTTAGATAGAAAACCTGTTATAGTTTTAACTTTTAGCATTTCAATTGGATTTATCCAATTAGATGTAACAACTTTATCTCCAACTTTAAATGATAAGTCCATATCAAAACTTTCAATAAATAAATGTTCTTTATCTTTAAATATAACATTCATAGTCTCATTATAATCAGGTTTATAAATATTGTGTTCATCTATAAACAGGTAATTTTGTGCATAAGAGTTAGTCTTTATATGTAGATTAGCGATCATTGTCGTTCCTAATCTACATATAGAAGGAAGTTTTCTAAACCCCTTAGGATTAATAAGTCTTTTATTTAAGTCATCAGAAGTTATCCAATAATTTTTATCCCCTTTCATTTCTTCGAATAGTGTTGTCATTTTACCGCCAGGTAAAATATCTAAATCATTGAATCTTAATTTTTTGATAATTTTAACAGGCGCTGAAGCTCTACTGTAACAGTTTTTATAATCAAATAGAATATCATATATTTTATTTTTAGTTAATTTAATTCCATTTATCAATATCTTTTTCATATTCATGACTTTTATATTTTTTATATCTTCTAGAGCTATTAAAGAAGATTTAATTCTAGCTTCAATTTTTCCATCAATTCCATATCTCATATATAAAATTTTATTATAAATTTCATTACCATGTATATTAGTAGATTTTATTATAGATCCTTGTTTAACGACTGACCCATCTTTTAAAGTTATGGATTGAATAAATCTTTCTTTCATAATACTTTCTCTCAAGTAATTCTCGAATAATTTTGTTAATTTATATATTATAATCTTTTTATTACTATCCTCTAGTTTTATATGGGTAAGTCTACTTGCTCCTCCTGGAGACATAAATGATCTCACGAAATATTTTTTATTTTTTATCATAAAAGAATCATTTACAAATATTGGTATTCTTTCAATATTAATAGAATCCGCCATATTATCATATATACGAGTTTTTGTTTTTTCATCTATTTTAGTTGTTAGAGTTGGTTCATAAAAGATTTTTTCTACTAATTTTTGAAATCCATTATCTTCACACTTATCAAAACGAGTATTTGAGTTTTCAACTTTATTAATTACATTACCAATTGTATCATAAGGAATCCATTCAACATTATAGATAAACATAGGATCAACTTTACTATAATATTGCCATGTTAAATAATCACAAACAAATGGTATATCATTATAAGATTGTACGTTATATATATAATCTTTGTTAAATACATTTCCCCAAAATGTCTTTATAACACCATTGATAGCAGAGGATACAGTTTTGTTAGAATAACTAGATGTTATCGTTCCTGTACAAACTCTTTGATTCTTATTGATATTCATTAAAGGAATTATACATAAATAATCTCCAAAACTATTAAGAGGGGTAACCCTTGAAAAAACTTTTAATTCTTTAAAGTTATTAAATTGGTCTACTAAAATTATATAAATTAAATATGGAAATGCTAAATAAAATTTATATGGTTTTTGATTTTCTTTAAACCAGTTTTCATAACCGAATTTTTTGAGATCTCCAGTTGCTTTTAATTCTGCAACAGTCATTGACATATCATAATTAAGGAACATTGTTCTCATTTGTGGTGGTTCTTCAATTACAAATAATTTATAACTATTATGATTTATATTAATAGAATATCTACAGTTTGCTGGCAATATATAAGATATTTCTTTCTTCTCTTTAATTTTATCAAAAAACATATTAATTGGCAGTTGTTTTTTTCTTTCTAGTGTGCCTTCTCGTTCTTTTTCAATATCAACATAATGATTATCAAAATAACTAACGTTCCATTTATCAAGAATTAATTCTCGCTTTACCATTATTCACCTCTTAGAAATTTTACGGTTTTTGCAAAGTTGATTAAAATTTTCTCTGCTTTGTTTTCATTTATTTGCCAAACTTTTATCTTTTTTAAATTCTTAGATTCATCAACATAAAACTTATTATACAAACTCCACAATACTGTTAGATATTCTTCCTCTCCCTCTCTTTCTAAAGATAGATAAGAAACTTCATTTTTTTTAATTCCAGGAACTTCAATTGTTAGAAAAGTATTTGGTCCAGTTGGTAGTCTTTCCGGATGTTTGCAATTTTTTATTTCTTCTAATTCTATCCTTTCACACATTTTTTTAACTTGTAAGGTTAAATCCTTTTCGCCAAGTTCTTTGATTATATCCCCTAATATTGTCATTAAACCTCCTTAATTTGTTTTAATTTTATATGTTTTATTTATAGTCTTTAAATATTCAACTTTATCAAAAGGAACTGATCTCCATCCTTTTTTCTCTAAATCATAAACATGAATAATTTTACTTTTTTGCATTAACTTGAGAATTTTTGGAATATTAATATTTTTGTCTGGATAATCTTTTTTAGGAATTAATGAAAAATCTAAAGTACATTTCATTATCCTCGTTGAACCATCAGATTTTTTTTCAAACTTTACAGTTACAACTTTTTCATCCCTAATAATATTCCAAAATTCTATTGCATTATCTATAATAGTTGGGTCGACCGCCATAGTTTTATCCTCCTTGCCTTATTTTTTTATGGACTAATTCATCCACATTGTCTCCGTACTTACTCATGAGTAAACACGTATGATTACATAATTTACAAAACATTTTTTTATCTTTAATTATACATTGTTTAGTATAAGGATTAACTTCCATATCTTTTGTAAATAGATTATTTATGGAAACACTGTTAGGAGTATAATGTCCTCTAATACGAGTACATAATCTAATTGAACCATCAGCATCAACAGAAATATTATGTAAATCTTTTTCAATACCACAATCCATATTAGATGGCAATATATTCCAAATAGCAGGGAGTAAGAATTCCTTCATATGAATATTCAAACTTTTATCATCACATATTCTTTGAAATTGCTCTGCCAATTCGGGGGATATATGAACCAATTTCCATGGTTCTGTAACATTTGAAAAATCATAATATTCGCTTTTTGCAGTATCAATAAAAGTTATATCACTGTTAATTCCGTACCCAGTTAATTCTTTAATAAGATCATAAAGATATGGAATGTTTTCTCGCATAACAGTAATTTCAGCTACTAAATCTTTTACTATATATTTACGTTTTAAAAGATTTGTTAATCCACTGGTACTTTTCTTTACTCGATCAGATCCATCTTTTTGATTGAATACAGGATCTACTGATGAAGTAAAACCGCGTATATCCCCTCCCGTTTTTTCAAATAGTCGCTCGGTTAATGGTTGAATCTCAGGAGTGTTATTTGTAATGATTGTATAATTAATATTTTCTTTGTTGCAGAAATTAATAATATCAGGCAAGTCTTTTCTTAACAGTGGCTCACCTCCATATATGATTATGAAAATATCTGGATTATGAGCTTTGAATTTACCTAATAATTCTATTACATACTCCGTGGACATTTCATTTTCATAATAATGTTTCATATCAGGATATATACTTGGTTTGTTTTTATAATTTCTTGTAATACCACAGTATGAACATTTGAGATTACACCTTCTTGTTATAAATAAGTTGACTATTTTTATTTTATTCATCGGGTCTCCCTATCATCACACCTTTATTAAACACATCTTTAATACTATTTATTATATGAAAAGCATCTTTTGGTCCTGATAGTTCACTTACTATTTTATTATTTATTATAAAAATGTTTCCAACTTTTGTTTCATGTATAGCAAGTTCAGGAGTTGTTGTATATTTTCCTGTTGGATCTCCACCATCCCACCCACCACTCCCAGTACTTTCAGGGATACATGTGTAAATCAATGAACAAAAAGGAATGTTTACATCTTTTATAATTATCTTTAATAGATCTTCAATTACCTCATTAATGGGGTCAACATGAATTATAGTGTGTGGTTTAGTATCTATATTTAATATTGTTTTTACACACTTTACTTCTTCATCTGAGTCAATCCATTCATTACTATTTACCATATGTAAAGTTATTTCTAAAGTTTCTGGATAGTCAAAATTTTTTTCATATTCAGAATTGGTTAAAACCAACCAGGTAGAATTATATGAGTATGTACCAGTTTTTATAGTGTATTTACTTCCTTTAAATAGATTAGTAATCATATTTTGTGTTATTTCTTTTTGAGCTAGATACCCATGACCTTGTTCAGAAAAATATTTAACAGGTAAAAATCCAGTACATTTGGTATGCAAAACAAATGATGTACTGGAACTATTGGTTACAAAGTCTGTTTTAATTTTCATATATATCTCCTAACTAAAATTGTAAACATCATCTGCTTCAAGTTGATCAACATGTTTATGAGAAATAACAAATACAGATCTATCATCAGTTAATATTCGTAATACTTTTGATACAAATTCTACGTTAGTATCATCTAAACTATCGAAAATTTCATCAAATAATAGTATATTAAATGATACTTCTTGTACTTTAGATTGTAAATCTCCTAAAGTTAAAATTGTTGCAATATCAATTAGACGTGTTTGTCCTCCTGATAATTGAACTCTTTTATTAGCTTTTGTTTGTGTATCAACAACTTTAACAGAAATTTTATCTCTAAATTCTCCGCTTTTTGTTTCGTCAAGAGTATCAAATGAAACTATATATCTTCCATTTGAAATCTTATCTAAATATTCTGAAACTTTTTTATTCATAAAAGGTATTGAATCATCAATTAACATAGATGGAATACCCCTTGAAGAAAATCCTTCTTTCCAAAATGTAATTACTTTATGAAGTTTTTCTAATTCAAGAATATTATTATTCATTGTAGTAACCAAATTATTTAAATCAACAATTCTTTGTTTTGCAGCATTTAATATTGTTAAGTCAAATTCTGATTTTTGAATACGATCAATATCTCGATTTATTTGAATTATATCATTTTGAATATCTTTAATTGTGGTTTCTATTTGGTGTATTTCTTGAAGAGAATTTTCAATTGATGTTTTATTACCTTTTAATTTTTGAAGGTTTGCTTTCATATTTATTAACTTATCAGCAAACTTTTTTACTATTTCTTCTTCTAAACCCTTAATAATTTCTTGAATTTGAGCAAGAGAATTATTTAATTTATTTTGACATTCATTTTTCTTTTTTTCTTCATCAGTTTTACATTGTTTTATTTTTACATCGAATTCCTGTGAACTTTTATCAGACTCTTCTAAGAAATTGGTTATTTGTGTGTTTACTTCTATTTCTTTCTTATTTTCTATTTCAATATTATTTAACACTTTAGTTTTTTGATTGATTAATATTTCACGTTTTTTCAATAGAAGATTACGAGTTTCTTCTGTGATTTTTTGTTCGCATGTTGGACAGGTAGTAAGCTCAGCAGATAAAACTGAATTTGCCATCTCATTAATTGATTCTTGTAATGCCATTTCACTAGCTTTAAGAGCCATAATATTTTCTCTAATGTTAGATCTGTCATCTATTAATAATAAATGTTTTTCTGTTATTTTCTTTTTTTCCTCATCTTTTCCTTGTTGAAAAAAATCGACCATTTTTTTAAAATTATTTATAATCTCTATTTTAAATTTGTTAGCTTGATCTTTTATTTCTGATTCTTTCTTAAGTGCTTCCGCTCGAATTTTTTCTTTTTCATTTTCAAGACCAGAACCAATATTTTTTAATTCGTTGGTGACCGTTGCAATTTTAGTCAAAATAGATTCCAAATTGGTATCATTTTTCTTTAATTTATTAATAGAATCCGCCCATTGTTTAAGAAGTGTATTATTAACTTGTTTTTTCTTTTCAAATTTATTTAACTGATCTTGTTTATTTTGTTCAAATTGTTTATTTAATAATTTTTGATCTTTAATTTGATTTTCTGCATCCTTTGTTAAAGTAAGATTAACTACTATATCATTCTTTAATTTTTCAAAATCTTTATCAATTTGATCTAATTCTTTTTTTGCATTATTATAATATAGAACATATTCTTCAAGTTTCAAAACTTTTCTAAAAATATCTTTTTTGTCTACATCCCCAAGATCTGTAAAGAAGTCTTTTACTTTTTGACCAAACATAATAGTATTCATAAACAATTGTCTAGGTAGAACCAATCTTTCGATTTCAGGTAAAACTTCTTTTTGACCTTTCTTATAAGGTGCTTCTCCATTTTTAGAAAGTAAGACTGTATTACTATATTTACTATGTTTGTGATATCTATTTATAGAATATTTATCATTATCAATTTTAAAGTCTACCCAAGTATGACAATTTTTCTCAATTATATTATTTACTACATCATCACCTCTAGCGCCCTTAGTTGTTATTCCATAGAAAGTATATGGGATAGCATCGAGTGACATTGTTTTGCCGATACCATTGGGGCCTGTAATAAGCGTAAGGATTCCATCTTTTATTTCAAATTCTAAGGGATCTATATAAGGCCCAAAGTTTTTCATTCCGACTTTTTCAAATATTATTTTTCTCATATTATACCCCTTCTATTAGTTGAGTTGCTACCTTTAGATAATTTTCAATTTCATTTTCAGGAATTTCTTTAGCTTCTACATAACGTTTAAATATATCAGCTTTTGACATACTTGAACTAATTCCTCTGTTTGTTATATCTACCTCAGACTTATCAATTATTTGAAGATCATCTATATCGTTGCCTAGATCAATCTTGTCTTTCTTTACAATTTTAACATAAGATCCGCACTCTTGTTCTTTGCGAGCTCTTTCAATAATTTCTTGTTTATTCTCTTCGGTAATTTCGTATTCAAGATATTTTTTATATCCAGTAGTTGGTATACTTTCAACTTTTAACGTTTCTGTATCAACAACCAGAAATCGTTTATCTTCATTTTTCTCGCCCCAATCTAATTGAATGGGGGAACCTACATAGTATAAACTAATGTTATCATTAATAATTTGCTGTGGCTTATGATAATGTCCAAGGAGAACTAACTTATATTTTCCAATTAAATCTTTTAAACCAATATCAGCAATAATACTTATACCACTATTTAAAATTCCTTCATTCAATCCAAAATGAGATATTAAAATATCAGCTTTATATTCTTTAATTGTTTTAATCATGTCATATGAATATGGCACAAATAATATATTTTTATTATCACCATATCCTGAAAATTGAGTAATCCATTCTACATTTGGAACATGTTGAAGAGGCCTTAGTGATGAAATTGATTCTGATCCTTTACTAGATAGGTCATGATTACCATCAATAACCCAAAATTCTAAATCTTTATATGTGTCAAAGAAATCTAACAGGATTTCTTGAGCAATTGAATAAATAATTGATTTGTTATGTAGAAGATCTCCACCAATTATAAATGTTCTTATATCATTATTACAACAATAATCAGCTATATTATAAACTGTCTTTTTTATACTATGTAATCTTTCTGGTAAACTACTGGTTTGTTCAATAGTATCTTGCCCATATTTTGATAAATGAATATCAGCTGTATATACAAATTTCATCTGTCTATTAACTCCTTTATTTCTTGAAGGTTACAAATTGATAAGAATGTTTTTTCAATTACTTCTGGTTTTACTCCTGTCATACTATCCACTCCTTTCTCCCCAGATTCAATCTGAGCTATAATTATTCCTTTTTTTATTAAAAGATTTTTAAGAGCATAAAATGAATTCTCATTTATATCTTCAGGATTGACGGTAAAACCATTTTTAAGTGAATCAATACCATCAAGAGTAGACTCAAAGAAATAACTTTCTTCACCCTCTTCTTCATTATCTAGTTCCCAATCTAATAAGCTCTCCAATTCTTCTTTAGTAGTTTCAAAATTTGGAGGTATTACAACTATATAAGCAGTAGATGAGCTATTTGTTACAAAATCTGTTTTTATTTTCATTAGTTATCCATCCAACACCCTGAAATATGGACCGGTTCAACTTCTATACCAAAAGAATCCATAATTTGTTTTTTAACTCTAATTTTAAATTCTGCTAATGTTTCATCATCTTTCATTCTGGTATATTCAATACCAACCATTACTTGTCCGTTATAATCATATCCGGTTGATGTTTCGAGTTCATTTCCTCTGGTAAAAACGTCAAGATTATACTGTATATCATCGAGATCTATATCTTCTTTTTCTTGAATCTCTGTCATAATATTTTGTGGTATTTTATCAATTTCTATATTACCACCCATTACTACGAATGATGAAGAACTACTGTTTGTTACAAAGTCTATTTTAATTTTCATGATACACTTTCTCCTCTTATAATATTGATTGCTTTTTGTTCATCAATATTGTATAATATGTTATTTTTTAACAAGATATAATTAACTTGCCATTTCTTCTTCTTGTAATATTCATTTCTATTTCTAAAAGTATTTGAAATATAAGTACACCCATAATCAACCATATCAATAACAATTGGAGTTTTCTTGCCATCTATTGCTCTAGTAACCCGGCCAGTTAATTGTTCAATATTAGATATCGGCGAAGACATTATTAAACAATCTTTTTTAGGGGCGTCAATTCCATCTCTACATTTTCCAGGAGTTGTAAAAGTTATTTGTGAATCAAGAGCATCTAATTTTGCAGAACCACAGAATTTAGATTTACTCTTATGGTCTAACCAATTATATAAGTCATCAATTAATTTTATTCTCTCAAGCATCACTATCATATTTTTATCTTTTTTCAATCTTTTTAAAAGACCTTTTATTGCTAGAAGAAAAGGTTTTGATTTTTTTATTAAATTTAGATATCTGGATCGTTGAAACTCTCCTCCCCAATGAATATATTTCCATCTTGCTGCAGTATCTATTTGATAATCAACAAGTAATACAGTAACGTTTGCAGGCATAGTTCCTTTTATATCATCATCAGAAAATATTTTTCCCAAGTGATATTCAATTATGTCACCATTACCATCATATCTATACGGTGTTGCACTAAGACCATATGTATATTTCGCTGGAATATGAATTGAACATTCTGAAAAAGTCGGAGCACCAACCGACGTATGAACTTCATCAGCTATAAATACTCCAATATTTGCGTCATTTAATGCATAGAGAAACTCTTTTCGATTTCGTTTTAATAAAGATATAAAGGTTTGAACCGTTGAAATGACTATTGGTTTTTTTAGATCTTCTTTAAAAGTTGTGGATGAAATCCTTGCAATATCATCTTTATTAAGATTTGTAAATTGTAAAAATCTATCACGCCATTGATCTCCAAGACTATCTCTATGCACTAAAATAAAAGATTTCTTTTTTCTTTCAGCAATCATATAAATGGATATAACAGTTTTTCCCACACCAGGCAATAATTGCAAGATAGCACTATCATTATCCATCATATGTTTTATTGCTAATTTTTGAGTTTCACTTCTTAGTATTATGTTGTGAGATATATTAATATCATCTCCTTTATTTTGACGATTATCAATTTTACAAAATTGATATTTATCTATTGGAAACATTCTGGGTATAAGAAGAAAGTTTTCCGATTCAAGAAAAAATTCATTAACTATATAATTTGATGTTTGATATGCTTGACTTCTTCTGGTTAATTCTTCTACAATTTTTTGATAGAATTCTTTATCCTTGTGTGTTTTTGAAATTAATAACCCAGATCTTTTTATAATATCCATTATTTATATACCATTTACTCCACTAACATATCCTCTGCTATAATGGTTGCAAATGAATTAGGAGTTTCCCATAATCTTATTTTACTCAATAGTTCACCAATTGGCTCTTTTTCTAATTGTTTCCATATCCAACATAACATATTTTCGGCAGTAGGATTAATATCCATCACATCATTTAAATAAACATGATCTATTTTCTCTAAAATTAATTCAGAAATAGTTTTATTCAATTCTCCAAAATCTATAACCATACCTGTTTCAGGATCAATTCTTCTTTTTAAAGAAATTTGAAGGTGGTATGTATGTCCGTGAAGATTGGCACATTTTCCATCATAGTTTAACAACTTATGACTTGAATCAAAAGTAAACTCTCTTGTAATTTCGACTGGATAAGTAAATTTAATCATTGGATATTCCTCCTTATTATTGTTTATTAGAAATTAGCTCTTGATAGTCTTCTAAAACATGATTCTTAAGATTATCTAATTTTAATTTGACCTCTAAACTTTCATCTTTCAAATATTTTGTATCAAAATCTATAGTCAATAATTTTTTAATCCTATATTTTTCAAATAAATTTTGAACAATTTCCTTCTTGATTGTGGACTTACTAGATATTTCATTTACTGTAGAATCTATATCATATTGTTTCTTTAAACAATCACTTAACAATGGTCGTATAATTTGCAGTATTTTTAACTCGTCAATTTTTTGTTGTATTTTATTTATCTTATCTGTTAAAAAATCCTTTTCAGATTTTATATAAATTTCAAATGTTTCTACTAACATTTCGTCAAGAGATTTAATCTCAACCTTTTTGTTTTGATTTATGACAGTTGTTTCAAATGATATACTGCCTTGAATTGCATTTTTTAATTTTTTAACAAAGTTGTTATATATTACATCTCTGTTTCTTTCTCTTAAAACTTTAAACATAATCATAGTTGTATCAACAGATAAGTCTGAAAATCCAATAGCTCCTGAATCTAATTCTTTTTGAAATTTTTTCAAAATAGATTCAAACTTTTTTCCAGGAGGCCATGATTTTAATATAACAGTGCTATTTCTGGGGATTTCTTCAATAATTCCCTCGACATTTATTTTTGCTTTTCCAGTTGTCAGTAATTGCTCAAGGTCTTTATTTGAAGCTGTAATTGTACAGTCGGTAATTGGCTGGATAGTAATTTTATTTTTTCTTTCCCCTATAAGCCATTGTAGTCTTTTATATAAATCCTCAATTTTATAACATGGAATATATGATCTATACCCAAATCCAATTGCCTGTGTGTAAGTATTTCCAATTAAACATAAGGGAAACATACTGGGTAAATATAAAGGTTCTTTTTGATCAAGATCATTTACTATCCATGGAACAAACTCTAGATTTTTAAATACCAAGTTTATTACAAATGGTAATAATTTAACTTCTGTATAACGTGACGCTGCTGGTCCAATTGGTTCTACTCCAACATTACAACCAAAATTTCCTTGACCTTCTAGAAATCCTTGTCTAACTAATTGAACAATTGAACCATATACAGATCCATGTGGATGATAATTACCTATAACATGTCCGTCAACCCTAGCAGATTTTGTTAATTTGCTTCTAGCCATTTGAAGAGTTGAAAATAATATTCTTCTTTCAACTGGTTTAAGACCATCTTTAGAATATGGAAAATTTCTCCAGTTTGAATATTCTCCATATTCTCTATATAGTTTTGGTAATATATTGTCCATTATTTGAATACTCCACAATGGGTTTTATTTAGATCTATTGGAGTTATAAAAGGCGCTATCATAAAAGGATATTCAACTTTAATCCTTGGTGCATATTTTTCTGCGGCAATTAGATCTTCACCACCAATAATAACAAGAGGGTCAAATAATTGACCTCCCATCATTGAACACCAAACCTTACCATTAAATAAATGATATGAATAATTGGTCATTTGACTGTCTTGCCATAAATGTGGCCATCCATCTTCAGGTTTAACACCATAATATAATTCTTCTAATAGTTCAGTGAATAATTCTTCATAGTCAACTGGATTTGTCATTAAAAGAAATCTCGGTATAACAATACTTACAGGATCTCCATATTTTAACAAGCTCCCTATCCATTTTGCATCTTTATCTATACCGATGTAGAAATCAGCTTTATTCATTTTCAGCTCCTAACATTTTATTAAATTTTCGCTTTAAATTTTCTGGAAGACCAATTCCACTAAATTCATAGTCTCCTCTGCTTATTGAATCCATAACGGCCTCTCTTGCTTTTTCAAACTGGGGATGCTCTATTTCTAATATCTGACAATCTTGACAAATATTGTCATTATTAAACATACTCTTTCTTTGAATATGAGTTTTTTTATCACATCTATCGCAATGAAAGCTCATGATATAACTCCAGATCGCCATTTTCCCTAATCTTTTGATCTTCATGAGGACCAAGCAATCTTCTTTTTATTTCATCAGCAGCGTCGACTAATGACGAAGCAGCTGATGAAATATTTGTATATGATTTACCATGATTTTTAATATATTTTAATGCTAATACTGTAACACAATAATTTAAATCCCCTTTATTTATTGTGTTGGGAAATTCATTAAGAGATTTATCAAAATTAAATCGATCTGCTTTTCTTATGTATGGCATCCTTCTTTCTCCTTTTAAAAAGATTCTTAAGCAATTCTATAAGGAATCTTCTTTTTATTTTCTTTTCACCTTTATATACCATAACTATTTCCTCTTTAATGTACAACTTATAGCTTTCTTTCGTTTTCGATTGGTTAAAATTTTTATAACTTTAGAGTTACCCCAGTTGCATAC